CGTGTGACCCCTTGTGTAGTCGGGGAGGTTAGGGCATGGAGGTAGCCTTGCAGGGCAAGCATGTGGTAGGGCATGAGGCTTAGCATGTAGGTGAGGGCGTAGAGGTCCAGCTTGGTGGTGTCCTTGGTGCTATGGTGGGGTCTATCCCTCCTCCCCCACTGCCTTGATGGTAGGCTAGTAGGTCACTTTAAGCACTACCTAAAGGTACTCAGTGGGTCTATCCCTAATGCTAGGGATGAGGAGCGATTAGCGAGAATAAGGCAAGCATGAGGAATACTATATGGTAGACCGGGGGGCGGGGGCTTTAGGTCCCCTCTATAGTGCGGGAATTAATTAAGGCAACTGATGGGTCAAATAAGGCAGAGAGCCGCCCCAAAGGGCAGCCCTCAAGTTTTACAAACCGCTAAAGCCCGCAGTAGCCCAGCGGAACTTCGGCAGCCAGATGGTGGACTTTCCGCTGCTCACGCTCCTCCGGCGAATGGTTTTGCTTCCACTTCCACGCCATGCACTCAGAGGCGATGCACAAAGCCTTGGGCACACGGTCCCGCCACGGCCCCGTAACGTCGGCCGCACGGTTACAGCCGGGATTGTTCCCCAGCCGGGCGTGAGGGCACCATTTAGTCCTGGCCTCCTGTTCCGTGACGATCACGCGAAGTCATCCGTGGGGTTAGCTTCCTCGTACCGCTCGCAGTTGCGCTCGTAGTTCCGGTCGGAGACGGCTTCCTGCTCCTTGGAGAGCGAGTAGCCAATCCAGTAGAGAGCGCCCACGGCCAGCACGAGGCCAGCCGCTATGCGCAGCGGAATGGGCGTAATGTCGATGGCGAAGCAGAGCGTGACGAAGCAGCCGAGAGCCCCAGCCGCTGTGCCTACCCCGATGCAGGCCAGCTTCCAGAACTCCCAGAGGAAGCTCAGGGCAGCCTTGTGGTGCTTGTTGTCGGTGCTCATGCCTGCTCCTTCTCGTTGATGTAGATGGGCAGCTCCATGTCTTCCTTGACGGCCTCCCTCGCTCGGCTGAGGCTATCAGTCTTGGCGAACTGGTGCCAGTAGCTGAGCCCGAGGAACGTCTCCTTGCGGAACACCCCGTACTTCCACCACCAGTCTCGACTTACGTCTATCTTGTACTCTCTCATCTCGTCTGTATCCGTGTTGCTTCGGCCCGCAGGTCAGGCGCTCGGGCTTTCCCCGGGCCACCCACTGAGAGGTCCTCTTCCATTTCCTCAAGCTCCCGCAGAAGCTCGTCCTCACGCTCCGTAGAGCGCCGTATGGTCATCCCCTGAGGGTCAACCTCAAGCTCACTGGCAAACATCGCCAGCAGCCCTGCAAGGCTCTCCAAACGGTCATCCTGTCCAAGGCTGTCCCGCTCGCGTGTCAGGTGGGTGTACTGATAGCCCAGCGAATAGTAGTGCTGGCCGTCCTCCCCATCCTTCTCCTTGATGCTGGCCTCGTCCCACTGGATGACGGATCGGTTGACCACAAGCCGGTGCTGCTGGGTGACCGGCTCAAGGACGCTCAGGATGCGCTTCTCCTTCTGGACGGCACCTGACTTGACCTCCTCAATCTCCGTGCCTGTGAGGCCATCAGGGCGCTTCTTGGAGCGATCCTTGTTGACCTTCTCCCAAGCAGCGTTGAGGACCGGCCGGAGGAGGGCGATGAACATGCCATCCCCGTGGTTACCTTCCACGTAGAGCGTAGAGACCCCGTATTGCACGCACCGCTCAGCGATGGCCTTGAGGGTTGCCATCTCGTAGCCTTGCTGGGTAGCGAACATGTGCAGCAGGAAGACCCGGCCGACAAGCTCACCCCCGATGGCCATAGCCGTCTCGTTGGTGCCACGTCCAGAGCTGTCGATGAAGGCTACCTTACGGCTGTACGGGCTGTAGATATCGCCCATCATCACCGGGGCATGATAGTAGTCGCCGTCAAAGCCCGGCAGTGGGAGGTCCTTCTCGACCTTCGAGGTTCCCCACACCAGCTCCTCGGGTGCCTTATCCTTGTCCAAGTCGAGAACCATGAGGTCCTTGAGCTTGAGGGGGTACTTGTCGATGAAGGACCCTTCAAGGTCCAGCATGAACTGGAGGCGGAACTCCGAGTTGCCCATTGCGGCCCGGCGCTTGGCAAGGTCTTGGTCGGTGAAGCGCATCGGCATCGTGGAGTGGCCAATGCAGGAGGGCCCCAGCTTGGCTGCCACAGCGGGGATGTAGGGCGCTAGACGGCCCTTGTACTTGACGTACTCCGCCTCGGTCGGGAAGAGAGCCGTCCAGATGCGTGCGGAGTAGACAGGGGTGCCATCCTCGTTCTTGAGCTTGAGGAGGTACTCGTAGAGGCTGTCCATGTCGTGCGGCGTGCCGAGGTACTTGATCTGACCACCCGGCACCAGCACGCTCTCAAACTCCTTGACGCCTTCCCTCACGGTATTCCGCATGACAACCGTGCGGCTATTCGTCTGGGTCTCCACGTCGTCGGGGATGATTAGGGAGCCACGGAAGCCCACAAGCTGACCCCCAATGCCGAACGCCGTGAAGCTGGCCGACTGCTGCGGAATGCAGTTGCCTACGTCCCACATCTGGCCGGACTGGCGGGTGTTGGCTTTGGGTCTCAGCTCCTTGAGGATGGGGAGCGTCATGACCAGCGAAAGGCACCAGTTGGAGGTAGCCACAGCTCGCATGAGGGAGCCGGACACCACCATCACCTTCTCATCGGGGTTGATATAGAGCCGCCACAGTGCGTAGGCTCCGGTGATCCACGACTTGGAGAAGCCACGGAAGGCCATGATGATGGCGCGGTCTGGTCCGTGTTGGAGCCAGTACGCCATGTCGAGCTGGATGGGGTTCGGATCGTTGCCAAGGAGGTGCCGCCAGATGATCGTTAGGAAGACCCGGAAGTCTGCCTTGGCGCGTTGCTCAAGGGAAGTCCCCGGTAGGACCGCTGGATGGCCTCTGCGCTGCGGTGCGACTACCTGCGCGGCCGATAGCTCCCCGGCTGCTTGGCGCTCGTCCTTGAGCTTCTGGAGGGGGTCTATGAGCTTAGCCACCGGCAGCCCTCTTGAAGACTTCCATGATTGCCTCCTTGTCGGCCAGAAGGGCCTCAGGTTCCCAGTACACGAGGTATGGGTGGCTCATCTCTTGCTGGACGCGGGCCTTGGAGACGGTCAGCAAGTTCCTCCATGCAAACTCCGCTCGGTGCGCAGCATCCACCCGCTCGGCATCCGCTAGGTCCCTGTGGAGGTTGCCGTGCACGTCCTTGTAGGCAATTACTTGTTCGGCCATACGGGCTCCTCAAGGACGACACATTCATTGGGCCAGATGCCCTGCGAAAGGCCAGTGCAGAATGCAACGCTTAGTGGCCCGAGATACGGAGCCTCAAGGCTCTTCACCCTCCCGACCTCTTGCCCAAGTAGGCCAGAAACCGCAACCAAGCTGCCCACCCTGATGCGCTTCCCTTGGATGTCGTAGAGGGGCTTACTCATCGCCGGGGACCTCCGCGTACACAGGGACAACCACAAGCACGCCACTCTGGAAGCTGGAGGGGTGGCCCTCGCACTGTCCCTCGGTGGTCCATACCTTGCGCCGCCGCGTGCCTACGTGAGGCTCATTCGCCTTGGTGTTCCACGTCATGTAGCCGATGGGGACCCTAGCCATTGCCCATAATCTCCGCCGTGTTGAGCCCGCCACGTTGCTCCTTGACCAGCTTGTCCACCACCACTAGGTTGTAGAAACGGCACTTGCGGGGGAAGACGTACTTGTCCGCTCCACGGCAGTCATCCAGCACGGCCATCTGGGGCGTCATGCCTACCACCTTGGCAAGCGTGAAGTGGTGCGAGCGGCGATGCGTGAAGCTGGCCACTACGGTAGCCCCCACGGTAACCGGCTGGCCGAGCTTGTCGGTCTGGCTATTCATGCTCCCCGCTCCCCGGGAACCGGCCACGGGGTCTGGAAGCAAACCACAGCGGCCCGCTCCTTGGGGACCTTGGCGACATGCATGCGCACTTGGAGGTCCTTGGCGGCGAGCACACAGGCTGCCTCGGTGTTGTACTGCCCTTGGTGGGCAATGAGGGTCTGGCCTTCAGGGCTGAGCCCGAGGACAAACAGAACGAATATCTTTGAAAGCATCTGCGCCACGCTCCTTGCTTGTAAAGTGACTAAAGGCCCCCAGCCGTTAAGCTGGGAGCTTTGCAATAGCTTACGGTTCCAGCCTGTTTAAGGCTCCCACTCGGGCTTGCCAAACTCTGGCAGCTCAGCGGGTTCCTCTCGGCTGTCCTCGGTGGCTGGCGGGATGCCGAGCGTGAGGCCGTTGTCCTTGAGGAGGTTGCGGAGGATGGCCAACTCCTGATGGCTGGCCTTGCCGCTGCGGACCACGCCGACTAGCTGGACGAAGATGGCCTTCTGCCCAGCCCTCAGGACCTCCTCAAGGGTCATGCCCTCAAGGTCGGAGAAGTCGAGGTCCTCCGGGTCTTCCCCGGAGTTGTGCCCGATGCCCGGCATCAGGTGGTTACCACGGCTGCTGGTTGGACAGGTCGGTGCCGTCCCAGATGAGGAGGTTGCCAGCGAGAGCGCCACCGCCGTTGAATGCCGACGCCGGAACGATCTGGAGGCGATCACCAATGTTGACTGCCCGGGTCGTGGTGCCCTGCGTGGCGCTGTCCGAAACAACGGCACCCTTGGCCGCTGCGTCTGCCACGGTAGCTGTGAGCCCGGTGACTGCCGTGGTGCCGATGTTGACGGTAACGTCGCCGCCTGTCACGATGGCCGTCTGGACGATGACCTGAAGGCCGGTCACAAAGCCATTCACCGGGCTCACGATTTCGGTGGAGGTGCCTGCTGCCAGCTCGGTGGCCGGGATGACGAACGGAAGGGCGACGGTGCGGCCTGCGTTGAGAGACATATTGATAGTTCCTTTCGAGGTTACTTGAGATAATTCAGCACGGTCATGCCGATGCCGAAGATGGTGAGAAGGATGGGGGTAGCCCACTGGGCCATCCCCGCCCCTCCCGATGCACGCGCTTGGGTCAGCTCAAGGGCGCGGATGCGGATTTCGTGGTCCGTGTGTTCCTCGCCTATGCGCTTAACCTCTGCGGTCAGGAAGTCAACCTTGCCGTCAATCCTCTGGACACCCAAGTTGATGCCCTGAAGCTCGGCGTAGGTGACGATGATGTTGGTCTTGCGGCCCTCGGGCTGATCGTCTTGTGTGCTCAGTGGATGGTCCTTGTGCTGTTGCATCAGGCCGCGCTTGCGACGACTTGAAGACCCATTGTTTCCGGCTGCCCGCTGCGGTTCTCCACATAGGCCCTGCCGCCAGTGACCGACACGGTAACGTTACCATCTGTGCCTGTCGTCCCCGTGAGGACACTGGTGCTCCCCACGAAGTTGGCGTTTCCGTACATCTTCTCCGTGGCCGCACTCTGGCAAGCAACCGCTCCATTCATCGCAGCCCGGAAGCCCGACACCGTGATGATAGCGTGGTTTGAGGGGATGGGGAAGGACACAGCGGTATCGTCGGGCAAGTAGATGCTGGCCGTACCCACGTTGTTCCGCCAGAGCATAGCGCTCGACACCGTTGAGGGTGTGGACGGCAGCTCCCCATCACCCCTGATGATGTTGTCGTTGCAGGTCCACCGGAGGCACGTTGACGCAATGGCCGCTGAGATGATACCCACGCCGAGGTCATCGAACGTGTTGGCACCCACACCGCAATCGTTGGCGTTCTGGAGCCGCATGCCCCTCCCGCTCATGGGCCCACGGATGGTATTGTTTTCCACCTTGATGCCGTGTGCCCCATCGATGTCAATACCGGTGTTGCTTGCTTGGATGACGTTGCCCCGCAGAACGAGACCAGTGTTGGCAGTTGCGGTGTTGGTCCCGCTCCGCACGCGCCAGATGCCGTACGCAACGTTACGGATTGAGTTGCCCTCGATGAGGCATTCAAACTTCTCGAAGTTGCGGTTCCTGAAGCCGCCCGTGCCTCCCGCCCCACTATCGTGGAGCGTGATGCCCTTCTCGAAGCCGTCGATGAAGTTGTTGGACACGATGCAGTCCCGTGCCCAGCCCTCCCGCAGCGAAATGCCGTAACTGTCGGCAACACCAGCCAGCCCGGCTGTGACCAGATTGCCCGTCACTATGGAGGCCCGGCTACGGATGGCCACGCCAGAGCGTGCCGACTGTAAGAAACGGCATCCGGTGATCTGTGCGCCGTAGCCCCCCGGGTGCGTGGTGGCTGGGGTCCACTTGTTCCAAAGCGTCCAGCAATCCTGAAGGAAGCAGTTGACATGCGGGATGCCGTTGCTCTCGAACGTGATGTCGAAGCCCTGCGATCCAAGCACGCTGCCGCACCTCTTAAACCCGCAGTTCTGGCTACCGGCCACGAGGAAGTCATTGTAGTTGAAGAAGTTGCTGGAGTAATCGGTGGAGGCATCATGGGTGGAGACACACCACTCCGCGTAGCTGTCGAAGGACGAGCGCCAAAGGCACGCATATCCGGCCATGGTGCCCATCTCGAAGTTAACCCGGCTGACCCGGCACCCTACCGCCCCGGTCCCACGAACAATCGCCCCGATGTTGGGGCCGTTCATCAGCGTCATGTCCTCAATGGTTGCATCGCGGCATGGCGTGAGCTTGGATATCGTGGAAGATGCCCGTGCCGTGGGTGAGGTATCGCTGGAGTTGTTCTCCCGGTAGCTCGGGAAGATCAGGGGAGAGGCCGAGACAAACGTAGTGGTGCTGCCCACGGACTGGGTGGCCAGAAACTCCGCGAAGTACACAGACTGGTTATCGCCGCCTAGTTGCCACAGGGGGCCAGCATCCTCTGAGTTTGCGTCACGCTGCGACTTGAAGAGGGCAATGTCGTTAACAGTCAGACCGTGAGCCGTTGCCGTTGTGATGGCCGTATCGCCACGCCCGTAGTTGTTGACGGTGCTTATCTCCGCCCCGAAGGTGCCCGTGAACGATATCCATTCGGAGGCTGACGTGGTGCCCGGGTTGTTGATAGTGACCCCTCGTCCCGCTCCAATCCACTTGACCTTGGGCTTCATTTGGATCGGCCCATGGCGGAAACGCCCAGCGCCTTGGACCAACGTGCCGCCGAACAGCTTTGCTTGGAGGGTATCTATCCCTGCTTGGATAGCCGCCGCGTTGTCGGTGCCGTCCGTGAGGGTCGTGTTGTCGGCCACTGTGCCAAACGCTTCGGCCGGGAGCCGGTTGCCCACAATCTCGTACCAAACGGTAGACCCACCTGCCAGAGCTACCGCCAGCTTTCCAGCATGAGCTGGCTCGGTGTCCCTGAGGGCGTACAGGGCTCCGCCGCCATCACCTGCCGCTGCGTATCCCGCCACCCGGATTTTGTTGGGAGCCGTGGCTGGGTGGAAGCTTGCGCCCGCGTAGGCCCTGCTGTCCAGCTCCACGAGTGTGTTGGACGCCGCCGCCACCGCCGTGTCCCGCGCATCCTCAGCCGCCTGCCCTGCCGCCACTGCTTCATCGCGTGCCTGCTCGGCATCTTCAAGGTAGCCTTGCAGGTCGCTGGCACTTGGCCCCGGCACCACATTCCCATCGCCGTCGAAAGCAAGGAGGCTGCCATCGGGCCCGGGCTGGATGGTCCCGCCAGCTCCAAAGTTTGTGGTTACCCACGCCCGCGCTGATAGGTCGAACGCAACGTCGTAACCCTCCTGTGCGAGGTAGAGAGCCTGCCTATCGGCCGTATTGAGGTCAGCCGCCTCAAGGTTGCCCGGCTGGAAGTCCACTAAGGGGTCGGCCGGAGTGCGCCGCCGCCTCTCCACGACGGCCCCTGCCGTGGGGTTGCCGGTGAGTATCTGCACACTGCCGTCTGTCGGCCACGAGATGTTGATGGGGTCTACCACCACGCCGTCCACCGACACAATGACGTGCGCCTTGTCGAGGTAGGGCATGGGCACGGGGAACGTGTCTGTGCTCCCCGATGCCGTAGACCGTACGTAGCTAAGTGCCACTCGGTTATCCTTTAGTTGCCAACGCCAAAGGCGCTGGTAAGATTGTCGATTGCAGACCGGGGACCCCGGGGCTCCTCGCCGCTGGCCCTTGCCTTGTAGGCATCGCGCACCCTCACGGTTTCCTTCATGAGGGCCTCACGCACCACAGGGTCTGCCTTGATGCGGTTGGAGGCAGCCTTTCGGTACTTCGAGGTGATGGAGTGGAGGAGCCACAGCTTAGTGCCTCGGGTATCCGCAGCCCCATCGGGAGCATTAAGGTAGCGCTCCGTCTGGATGAACTTGACCACCCTGTCCTTCAGGCTCATTGCCCGAGGCGTGGGCTTGCCGCTCAGCCGCTGGTACTCCTCATAGGCGTTCTTGCCGTTGGACATTGTGATGTCCCTGAGGTCTACGCCGTTAAGGTTTGGGCTCACCCTTACCGGGACACCACCATCGCCAGCCATTGCAAGGCGCTGCACCTCGCCATCCAGCAAGGCATCCTCCGAGCTTGACCACAGGCCATTGCGTACCCGGATAGGCTCACCGAAGGCATCGTACCGTGCTGGCACCGTCTCACTGAGGCCGGGCACCGTGGCCATAACCTTGTCGGCCATGCTGCGGGCTTCCCTGAGGTAGTCATCGGGGTTGAGCTGGCGCATAGCTGCGGAGTACGGTATGAAGCTGGACAACATGTTGCCGCCCACCGAGCCCACCCGTGTCTCCGGGTCCATCAGGAACTCCATCGTCTGGGTAGCTCCCAGTAGGTAGGACTTGGAGGTGAACTGCTTGGCAAGTGCGATGCCCAAACCTCCGATGGCAGCTTGAAGCTCTGGAGGCTCCTCGGCATCCTCAAGGCTGTTCTTGAAGTCCATCAGGTCTGCCACGATGCCCATGGGAACGGCGATGGGGTCGAACCGGCCAAAGGTGACATAGTTCTTGGTCCCGTCGTCATTCTCCCATACAACACTGTAGGGCTTCCACCCTGTAGCCATAAGCTCCTGCTTGGCCTTCGGGTCCTTAGGCCCGCCCCCAGTGATCATCCCGTTGGCTGCCATGTAAGCGATGGACCCCATGAACAAGGACCCCATGGACATCTGCCCGATGGCCTGAGCCTTCTGCTCAGCCGTACCACGGAACAACAGGTCCCGATACTCGCCTTGCGCAAGGTTTAGGCCCGGGGTCATCTTCCAGCCATACCGGATGACGTTCGTGGGGGTCTTGACAAAGGGCAGCACCAGACGGAGCGCCTTGATGTTGCTCGTGCCGTTCTGGACCCACTTGCCCACTGTGTTGGGGAGGAGGTCCTGCTGGAAGGTGGCAATTTGCGCCTCATGCAGCGCCGTGGGGTCTGTCCCCCTGAGGCTGCTATCGAAGCCCTCCTCCACCCGCCTGTTGACATGGGCCTTCACGAAGTCCTTGGCGGCTTTGCCAGTAAGCCCGGCATCGGCAGCCATCCCCACGGCCTCCACGTGTGCGTTGGCCATGAGCTTGGACCTGTAGGTCATCTGCTTGACCAGCTCATCCACAGTCCCGAGCAACCGCGTGGGAAGCCCGATGGGAACCGTAGCCACGCTTAGCGCGTTATACGTGAGGTTGGACACGTTGTCCCACGGCTTGAAGAACTGAGCGTTAAGCGGCTGGGTGCCGGGAAGGCCGATCCCTGCTGCTGCCTGCGCCCCCTCATAAAGCTCTGTGCGGTGCGGTGCCAAGATGCTGTCGTTGCGCATGAACGCCTTGCCTGCCGCGAAGAAGCCATCCACAAAGGAGTTGCCCATGTAGGCGTACTGTGCGGCTGCTTGACGAAGGACCCTGCGGCTCTCGGGGTTGCCTGCAAGAGCCCCCGGGGTAGACCCCAAGATGCGCTCAAGGGGGCGAGCCCCAAGCATGTAGGCGTTGGTGGAGACGTTGATGAGCTGGGTGATGGGGCCAGAGACCATGCTGTTGACCCGGAGGTATAGCGCATAGTCCCCGATCTTGCTCCAGATATCCGGGTTGGCCAGCTTCTTGAATTTGGCGGGGTTGCCCTCGGTGGCGTCCAGCAGATCGAACGCCTTGTCCATGTCCATGTCTTTGAGCTTGGAGTAGTCATTGAAGAACGCCATGCGCCGCATACCGCGTGCATAGTTGGACTTCAAACTGTCCGCATGGGCAAACAGGGAGGCAGCCATCGACATACGCTTGGCCAGTTCTTGGCGCATGGCCTCAGGGGTCCCGTATTTCGAGAAGTCCCCGGCCTTGTACTGCTGGCGTAGCCTCCACGTATCCCGAAGGACCCGCTCGGACAGAATGAAGCCAGCCTCCATGCGAGCCGTGAGGTCAGCCCCCATCTTGCCCGCCTGTTGGATGGCACCGAGCACAGCCGCAGGGTCTTCCCCAAAGAGCCGCGCGTAGTCCCCGAGACGCTTGTTGGCTGCCTCATCGGTCAGCACCTTGCCGCCCTTGATGGTGGAGCGCTTCTCGTCAATGGCATCCACAACGCGGGCCATGAGGTCGTCCATGTCGGCGTCGGTGTTGAGGCGGCGGTAGTTGATGCCCTCCCCTGTGCCGAACTGGTGGCCTGCCTCCATGGCCTTATACCATGAGCCGTACGTTTCGATTGCCGCCTTGTCCGCTTCGGCTTGCTCAAGGATTTCGTCCGTGCGTTCGGCGTCTAGCTGGACCCGGGGTCGTCCACGAGGAGGCAGCTCGGTGTCAAGCCCTGAAGCTGCGGAGGTGGGATTGGAGACGACTTCAACCGGGACGGCCTCTTCTGCCACTGCGGATGGAGACCCCTCTGGCAAAGCCTGAGCATCTCCTTCTGGTACGGCCAAAGCCTCATCCCCAGCAGCTTCTCCACGAACACCACTGGGTCCGCTTCCGGTGTCCCCAAGGACTTGCTCATCCGCCTCCACCGCTTTCTGCTGGCTTGCCTCCAGCTCATCCACAGCCCTTGAGGCTGCCTCTGTGTCGCCACTGCGGAGCGCCTTGTAAATCTTGGCAGCTCCCATGAAGGTGCCGAGGATGGCCGCATCAAGCCCAAGGCTCTCAATGGCCGACTTCATGCGGCCCTCTGCGGCGCTGTCCTTGGGGTCAGCAGCAAGCCATGCCGTGACGGGGTTGGCCAGAGGCGTGCCCTGTACGAGATTGCTCAGCCGCTCCTCGTAGGGGTCGAACGCAACGGCCCCAGCGGTAGCAGCATTTACGCTCTCCGTGAGGCCACGCGACCAGCCGAGCACAGAGCCTACCCCCTTGCCCACCCACGGAAGAGCCTTGGCTACAGCCTGAGCCTTGCCGATGCCCACCATGGCACCAGCGAACTGCCCGATGCCTGCGGAGAAGCCGTTGATGATGGAGCCCTCTTTCTTGGCCTCCACGTCCTGCTCAATGTTGCGCCGAAACTTGCTCTGGTCCTCGGCAGGGGTGTCACCGAAGAGGAAGTCCTTGGTCTCAAAGACGCTCTTGGCAACACCCCCGGCAAAGGCTTCCACCGGGTCGTCAAGGGTAGACAGGCCGTTGTCCTTGAGGGATTGCGCCATGGTGGCTGCTTGGTCCTTCAGGGCTTGCGGTGGCCACTCGGCTCCCGCTTCCGGCTCTCCCTCACTGGTGGAAGCCTCAGTACCGGAAAGCACCTGCTGGGCCACCGACTGGAGGGCCTCTGTGTCCAGCTCCAATGACTGCGGCTCTTGGTCGGCCACGGCGCTGGGCCGCTGTGCCTGCTGCATCATTGCTTCAAATGCTTTCTGGTCCATCTCTCACTCTTCCTTAATCGCGGTCATCCCGCTGCTGTGTGGTCCTCTTGTTGGACCGCTGCTTCATGCTCTTGTGGCCCGGCCTGAGCTTGACCCCCATGCTTTCCCTGAAGGTTGGCCCTGTACGCGGTTCTGCCTCGGTGCTTGCCGAACTGCCCACCCCAAAGCCCAGCGCAGCGTAGACGTCCCGAACGGGGATACGAGAGGCATTGAGCCCGTCGCCTGCATAGTAGCTCCGCCCCGTGTTGGGGTTGGGGAGGGAGGCCCACTCCTGACTGAGGTTGAGCGCAAACTGCCGCTTGCTTATCCTCCCATCAAGGAACTGCTGGAGGCCGCGCTGGCGGAGCAACTCGTCCATAAGGCGGGACTGAAGCTCTGGCGTGAACTTCTCCGTGCCGATCAGCCCGAGGTCCCGCTTGAGGCCCCTGAGCGTCTTGTAGATGAACTGGGGACCACCAATGGCCGTGGAGGCTACACCCCTGCGCCGCGCCGCTTGCTGCCGTGCTAGGATTTGGTCAAGGGTGTACTTGCCAAGGTCGGCCGTACTGCGGGAGTTGCCGTAGACAGCATTCCAGTTGCCGCCAGCCTCGTGCTTGAGGATGAGGGACTTGAGGTCGCTGAGCTGCCCCTCGCTTGTCGTGGAGCCACTCTCGGAGAATGCCTCGTCAAGGAACGCTGTGGCCTGCTCAAGGCTGATGCCTCCCTCCCGCACATCTCCCTCCCCAAGGTCTGGGTCATCGGGGTTATACACGATGGGACGGAGTGCCTCGTTGGCCGTGAGCTGCTCCCTTACGAAGTCCTGCGAGGTCTTGCCGGTAGCTGCTGCCGCCTGCTCCACCTGTGTGCGCTGCTCCGGGGTCATCTCCCCGAGGAACGTGCGGACCTCATCGTCACTGACCGGGTCGGATCCCTCCGTGCTCGGCTCTCCGGTCCCGTCCCCTTGCTCCTCGGGGGTGAAGGGGTTGTCGAAGTCCTGACCTTCAGGCCGGTTGTACGGGGCAGCCTCGAAGCCATCACCTTCGGGTATCCGGTCGAGGATGAGCCTGCCAATCTCGCTGATGGCCTTCTCGCGTTCCGTAAGGTTCTGGGCCTTATCGGGGTTCCTGACAATCCAGTCGGTGACCATGCGCTTGAAGTCATACTGCGCCTCGAAGCCTTCGTTGGACAGACCCGGGAGGGGCATGCCGCTTATGTCGTTTAGGCCCTTGGTGCGCTGCTCGATGGTGGACAGGAAGTCCTTGGCGATGTTGGACGAGAGGCCGTCCTCGATCTTGGACCGATTGCCCTCCCAGTTCTCAGCGAACGAGCGGGCAGCATTGAGGTCCTCGATACGGCCGAAGACCCCTTGGCCCCATGCATCAGTGACGGCCTTCATGCCTCCACCGGCAATCACATCGTCATACACCTTCTTGAGCGCGTCGTTGTCCGTGAAGCCTTTGTTGAGGTCTTCCCGCCAGCCAGCCACACGGGACTTGAACGCGGGGTCATACTTCTCCGCCTCCCGCACAAGGCCATCCGGCAGGGCAGCCCCGGGGTTGGCAGAGAGGATGTCCATGGTCTGCCGGACAGTGTTGTCCGCTGCCAGCTTGTCCGCTTTGGTCTGCTTCTGGCTGTCCTCAACCTCGGAGCGTCGAGCGATGACCTCAAGGTTCTCGATGGTGGCCTGCTTGACCTTCTGGCCCTCGGGAGTATCGCCGTAGGTGTAATCCTTGCCGGGCACCTTCTGGTCGAACCACTTGAGAAGCCCGGGGTCCCGCGTCTCCACGATCTTGAGGGACATGGCGGTGAGCATCTTGGTATCGAAGTCTTCCGCCCTGCCGCCTGTCTTGACCCATTCGTCCCGCCGCTTGAAGACGTTGGCGAAGAGGGTGTCGTAGTCCGTACCCTTCTCGCTCACAAGGCCAGCATCGTTGGCGGCATCCACATCCTGAGAGACACCCGCCACGCCAGCATCAAGGCTGCCATCGTAGGTGACCTTGGAGCGGTACTCGATGTGCCGAGCCCTGCCGTTAGCCTCAATCTCCTTGATGCTAGGCAGCAAGCCACGGAGCACATCGGGATCGGAGGTGGAGGAGATGTGGGTCCGAAGGAACTCCTGATAGAACGTATCGAACGCTACCGGGTCTTCGCTATTCTTCCCCTCCCACGCATCGTAGGCCGCAGCAAACTGCTCACGGAGGTTGCCCCCTGCGACGTTGCCCTGCGCCAGCTTCCAGCCGCGCACGAAGGCCGGGCTGTACTGGGGCGGTATCTGGCCAGACCGTACGCCTTCCGCCATGCCCTCCGCATTGTCCGCGTAGAAGGCAGCCTCACCCCTGATGGCATCCTCTTTGCTGGCCTTCTCGGCACGTTCACCAAGGAAGGTCTGCAAGGGTGCGGATACCTTCTGGAGGCTTTCGGCAAACTCCAACAGGCGGTTCTTGCCGGGGGCCACATAGGCGTCCACAGGGGAGGCGACGGGGTTAAGCTGTGCGGTGCCCTGTATGGGACGGAGCGGTGGGCGGGCCATTATGCCATCCTATAGCGGTTGTACGTGTTCGCCCCCTCAAGGACGTTACCTGCGATGCCTGCCACCAAGCTCAGAGGGCTGGGCCGTGGGGCAGAGTTAATGCGGCTCTGGGCATCGGCGCTGACTTTGGTGCGCTGCGTCGTGAGCTGCTGGGCGATGTTGCGGTAGTTCTGGGCTTCCACCTCACGGTTGCGCGAAGCTTGCCGCCCCACGTCCGCAAGGATGTTGTCCACGGAGATGCCCGAGATGCCGCCCGCAATGGCCCCGACTTGAGCGGAGGCCTTGACTTCGGCTTCCTCAATGTTCTGAGCTTCCTGCTTTTGGCGTAGGGCATCCTCCTCCTGCATCTGCCGTTGGGTGATGAGGTTCTGGTCAATCCGCCAAGCTTCCTTAGCGGCTCGCTCCGTCTCCTTGGATTGCTGTTGCTGCCCCACAAAGGTGGCCACCGAGCCTACAGCGCCGATAGCCCCCTGAAAGATGCCTAGTGCAAGTGGCGTGCACATGGATGTGACCTCGTGAATAGTGTGAAGGGGACCTTGCCGCTGCCAACAAGGTAGTCAGCCTCAGGGGTGAAGCCAATTTGGTTGAGCCACTTGATATGCAGCGCGTTGTCCCGAAAGGCCAGAGCCTTGAGGGTATCAAACTGCATGTGCATGTAGCCCACCTCTTCGGGCCAGAAGCGGTGGATGCGCGTGCCTACCTTCTCGGCTTCCGTGTTGGCGATGAGCCAAACGTTGCCAATCCCGTGGTTATCCTCAACGCCCCAGAGAGCGATGCAGACCCCACCATCATCAAGGAGGGCGCGGACATACTGGGTCTCTACGTCCAGCCGTTTGGTGAGGAGGTCTCGATACGGAACGCCCGTGCCGAGTACCCACTCATCGATGTCCACCTGTCGGACTTGCGAATAGGCGAACTGGTTGACGTGGAACGAAGTGGCATCCACTACTTGCATGACCTACTTAACTCCCTTCCAGCCTACCATTGTGTACTCCCATGCAGCGTTTTGCCAGTAGCTGGGCAAGAAGCTGTCGTTTACGATGCGGACTGTGACATCCCGTGAAGCATGGCCAATAGCTCCGCCTACGTCGCCACTGCCAATTGGCGGTGACCCTGTAGTGGCTGACTGGGTGCCGAGCCTGCGACCTTCCCATACGTACTGCCGCTGCACGCCATTAGACGCTGAGACCTCCACACGGCTATACCCCGTGTTGGCAAAGGTCACGCTGAAGCGGTTGAGCGTTAGAATGTCATAGGGCTGGCTGCCTTCTTCGGTGCGTACGAAGAACTCCAGCTCTGTGCGTTCGGATATGATCTGCTGACCAACGTAGAAGAGGTAGGACGATAGGTCACCCTTAACGGTTACCACGTCGTCTACCACGCTGATAACCTCAAAGGTCCTGCCCCGGTCATGGCCACCCACAACGCCCTGCCTCACGGCTACCTTGGTGGGATTGCCCACTGGGATGTACGGGAGAGTGAAGGTGGAATTGCCAGTGCCAGCATCGTATGTCAGGTCCGCAACGCCCGCCTCAGTGAGCCTTGTGTCTAGCCGTGTCTGGTACGTAGCTCCGGGGTCATCATCCACCACCAGCGGCGTTAGATTGACCTTGAGGTATGCCACACCCTCGGCTCTCTGCTGGAGTATCCGCAGGAAGTTGCCCTGCACGCCAGCCCAGAGGATGTCACCACCCGGTATGCGCCACACGTTGAACGCCTGTTGGGCAAACTGCTGGCCATCCCACAGGTAGCTGAGAACGTAGAGCCTCCCAGCGTCGGCTGCCGAGAGGACGAACTCAAGGCGCAAGGTCTCGGAGGCTGTGAGCGTCTCTACGCCCGCTGGGATGTAGTGAGGGACATGTGCTGAGAGGTCCACGTCCCCTAGGATGCGACCGTTGGCGAACTGCAAGGCCCGAAGGCTGGCCCACTGCCCCACGTCCGTACTGAAGTGCAGGAACTGGCCAATGGGCATCGGGTCCACCCGAGGGCTGTACTCGTAGCTGCTGGCCTCGTCACTACTCACTGTCTTCTGCGAGAAGCCTTGGTCCTGACCATGTTCGATGACGTGCTGCTGGCGCTGAGCCCAGAAGTATAGCTTCTCGTTGGTAAAGACCGCGAAGTCCATGGAGGTTGCACCCTTGCCCGACGAGTTGGTGGGCTTGATGTCCACCGGGGCCGTGTCAAGTTGGGTCTGCACCGTGTCGGGGAAGAGGGTGAAGGATGCGTCAGCCTTCGATGTTAGCGCTGTGCTCTCCGTAAGGATGCCCAAACGCCGCTGATGGTAGAACACATCCCGTATCCGCTTGCCGATGAAGGAGGGGTCCTTCCCGGTCTTTACCCCGTCGCCTGCAATGCGGGTGCTCCACGCTGGCCTCCGAAACTCGAAGACCCGGTAGGCCGTATTGACCAGAGTGTGGGGCAGTGTGGCTGCATTAAGGCTAGTCTTGACACCCGGCCCTACGGTTTCCACCCACTTTCCTGTGGCCCCCGATCCCGTGAAGCGGACAAAGTAGTTATCGTCCTCGGTACGGCTCTCGCCAGCTACCTCAAGGATTGTCCCGGGGAAGCATCTGGCGGGCAAGTCGGAGAAGCGCTGAGCTTGGCCATTGAAGGCAATCATTCCCTGCCCGCCCTGTCCATCCTCAACGGCTACTGTGAATGCTGCCCCATCGGTTCGGCGTATGCGGAGCACGGAGCCCACGCGCTGGCAGATATAGCCATCAGTGCCATCAAGGGGGTCGCCGGTAAGGCTCTCGAAGACTCCGCCCGGGTCTACTTGGTCCAACAGGGCTTGCGCGATGACGTGGGTGCCGCACGGGTTAGTTCCGCTGGTCATGATGCTGGAGGTGGCCGTACCGGGGCCGCTAAGGGTGACCTTGTATTCCATGCGGATGTAGGTTGCCCGTACGAAGATGATGGCCTCGTTGACCTTTGCGTCCGACGTGGTGCTGAGCATCGCAGCAACCACCTCCCGATTGGTGATGAAGGTAGTGTCCTCCGCCACCTGAGACCTTAGCTTCTCTTTGGCACTACCACTACCAGCAGTAAGATAGCCAGTAATGGAGCCGATCACATTAACGGTGCAGTCCGTCCCATCGGCCAAGTCAATGGCGAAGGGCGTCCCATCACTCTTGATGCCCGTCAGGTAGTTCTCGCCATCGTGGCTGGTCTCGGAGAAGAACGAGCCGGTCAGCACCCTGCTCGGATACATCTTGACAAGCTCAGTTGGGGGCCGAGCGCCCGCACCCTCGGAGGCCGCGTTGATGCAGTCGAACTGGGAGAGGCATTGGCTGTCTCGTGCCTGCTGTGGTGCCTGCTGGGTGACCCCTTGGACTAGGTTGGGGACTACCTTGATGCCATCTCGATTTGCCAAGCTTAGAGCCTCCGCATGAATGCCATATGTGGGCTGGTGTAGGTGAGGGGTGCATCAACCACCTCCGCCTCCTCAAGCTCTGCCGCTGAGATGGCCGAAAGCAAATACTCCTCGGTGTACTGGAAGGTGGAGCCGGTCGGAAGCTTCGGGAGCGCAAAGGCCCGAGCCGCCCGTGCGGTGACCCACTTACGGAAGGCGGCGCTCAGCTCGGAGAACTCAAGGGCCTCCACCATGTCTACCTTCACGCTCTCCCCGATGATGAACGTGCGGCCCCGTGGGTCCCAGAGCTTGCCGCCCCGGAAGACGTAGCGGTCGTAGCCATAGTACCGCGCCGAGCGTACCTTGAGGCAGTTGCTGGGGAGAATGATCTGCCCATCTGGCGTGGGGTCTATCACGGCGCACTTGACGGTGTTGAAGGTCCAGCCGGTCATCTGGACATCAAGGCTGGCACTGTCAATCGCCAACTTGGCATCACTTGCCGCCTCGTTCATGTCGGTGGCCGCAAGGGACATTACGGCTGCCATACGGATGCACCGCAGCAGCTCATTGACGGCATCCAAGAGGGTAGCCGGTATGGTGGGGGTCGTGTTGATTGCCATGTTGTTGGTCTCCTTAGGTGGCCACAGGGGAGGCGGGAGAGAGCGCCTTCAAGTCGGAGGAGAACTGTTTACCCTGTGGCCGCCTAAAAAGGCTTGGCATAAAGAGACCCCCCGGGGTTAGCCGGGAGGTCAGCACCTAGCCTAGCGGAGTGAAAAGCGCCGGGTCAGCTAGGTGGAATAGATTAGGCGCGAACCGTCGTGGCCAGCTCGTAGGCGCACTCGGAGCGGAGCTTGCCGTGGCCATCCAGCTTGGAGCCGATGATGATGGTGCCCAGACGCTCGGCCTGCTCCTTCATCGTGATGGTGATGGGCTTGCGCTCCAGCGTGCCGACTGCCATCTTGCTAGAGATGTGACCCACCGTGTTGGTGAAGTCGCCCTGATACTTGGCAAGGCCGGTCGTGATGTTGACCTTCGGGATGTGGTTCGTGGCCACCGGATCGATGCCGCCGATCTGACCCAGCTTGGCCGTCACGCGGTTACCAGAGCCGGCTTCCGGGCGGGACACGTCGGTGGACTGGAGGCCGAGGTTGCGTGCGCAGAGGAGATACTGCTGGGCCGGGAGACGAAGCTCGGGCGCATTGCCGGACATGTCGTTGACCATGAAGTATTCCTTGGCGGCGAACGCCGCCGTCTCGATTGCCGTAGCCGAGGTGCGCATGTTGGCGTCCCAGCTATAGGACGGAACCGGCTGGCCCGGGCCGTTGTCGGTGTCGCGGGAAGCGAGGATGTGCATGATGGCGATGCGCTTGGCCGTGAGGACGCCGAGGGACTGGCCGATCTGCTGGGCGTACGGACCACGGACCTCGATGTGGTTGAGCAGCTCGTCAATCTCCGGGATGAACGCGCTGTCGAAAAGCATGCGGTCAACCGTGATTTCCTTGTCATCGTGCTCGACCTTGCCGCCGACGATCAGGTCACCCGGGGTATGCTCAGCGGCATCGCGCTTGCGGCCGATGATCGGGAAGAGGTCCGACTTGCCGGAGGTGATGTGCTTGAGCCAGCGGAGGGACTGGTAGTCCATGGCTTCAAGGTAGGCCGTGATGACGAGGCCACCGAAGTTGGTCAGGAAGAGGGCGCGATCATCACCCGTGAAGTTGCGCTGGCCCGAGCGGGATGCGGAGTCTGTATACTCGTTCAAGTGGATTTCTCCTTGTAGTGACCGCCAACATGGGTTGTTGCTGCGACGGCCTGTTGCAGTTGGGTTATCTTCACGTCCCCGAGGTAGGGAGCTAGGATGTTAAACACCACGGTTACGTCCGTGGCGGCACCTGCTGTCCAATCAAAGAACGGCTGGTTGTTTATCACCCGCTCCCTGATGTTGCCCACGAGGACAATACGGTGGAACTTAATGAGGACACGGGGGTCCTTCTGCCCGAGGCAGCACCGCACGTAGACCTTGGCTTTCCCTGTAGCATCCCAGTTGCCCCGGTAGTTACACGTCGAGCCTTCCCCATCGAAGAGGCCAGCAGCCCACGCACGGTCAGTCTCAAGCATGGGCATGGCTCAGGAGCGCTTCCAGAGCTTCGGGGATGCCTTCAGGCGCTTCTCTACGTCGCGCATCTGTTGGACATCCTCGGAGGCGTGTGCCGCTGCTGCTGCCTTCTGGTAGGCGTCGAGCGAGGCGAAAGGTTCCACGGCAGGGGTGGACGAGGAGCTGGCCGCGTTGGTAGCCGAGCTGCCCGGGCTTGCGGATCGGCGCTGCTTGACCTCCGGGGCAGCCGTTGTGGAGGCAGTGGGGTTGGCCTTGGCGTGGCGAGCCTTCAGGAGGTCCACCTGCTCCTCAATGGCAGCCGCATCGCCGCTCTCGAAGGCAGCGTTGAAGCGAGCCTTCTGGGCAGCCGTGTAGCCACCCTCGCCTACGGCCCAGCCGAATGCTGCATCGTAGTTCTCCTTGCCGCCGAAGCTGGAATGGAGAGCCTCGTCGGATGCCTTGAGGTCAGCCTTGACGCCCTTGAGGTAGGTGTCAATGCCAGCATCCGAGATGCCCGTACGCTTCTTGACGAATGCCCGTTCGTCTGCCGAGATGTCGGCCTTGTCGGGGTCCGCAGCGTAGGACTTGTAGAAGCTGCCGTTGAATGCTTCGAACTTCAGCTCACCGCTCTCCGAGACGTACTTCGCCTCGTACTGCTTGAGGACTTCCTCATTGTCGGCATCGAAGGCGGGAAGGTCGCTGACCTCCTCATCCTGCTTGGTGGTCTCCTCCTCGGAGCCCTCCTTGGCGGCTGCTTCCTCTTCGGCACCTTCTTCGGCCTCAAGGTCTTCCACGGCGTTCTCGTCACCGTAGTTGATCTGGCGCTTGGCCGTGCCATCCGGGTTCATCTCAATGGATGCGCCCCCGGAGCCGTCGCTGTGCTGCACGGAGCCATCGGGGAGGAAGGTAGCGCTGGCGCTCTCATCACCCCCAGTGTTGACCTCGAAGCGTGGTGCATCCGAGGTGGATTTGGGATCACTCATTCTCATCTCTCCTACTGAGTTTGCGGGATGCCGGATGCCTCAGGGTCGGCCTGTTGCCCACCCATCATGCTATCCATCATGCCCTTTACGGCAGGCCCTGTGCCCTTGTCCAAGAGCTGTTGCTGCATGGCCTGCTGTTGGTTTGCCTGAGCGTCTGCTTCGAGCTGCTCGGCTGTCTTCACGAGACCATCGGGCTTGATGCCCTTGGCGGCGGCGAAACGCATGAAGAAGTTGGAAGCGTTATGGCTTGCCTCAAACTGCTTCGGGAAGGTCCTGAGGCCAGCGTCTGCATACTCCAGCAGGTTCTCGGCATCAAGGTTGTTGCCTAGTGCATCCTTGCCGGTGATTACATCGACGCGGACCACATCGTCTGGCATGACCGGGAGCTGTGGGTCCTCGTCCTCATGCAGGCGGATAGCCCGCAGAATGATAGGCCGCTGGTTGTTCTGGGCGATCTGTGTGTTGAGGCCACCGAGAGCCTTGTCCAGCTCGGTGCCAAGCCGCACGATTTCCTCCTTGGTCACCCGTTCGCCTGAGCGTTGGATGGACGCTTGGAGCATGAAGGCTGACCCCAGTCGCCGCCCTGCCTCTTGGAAGGTGTTGGCGACGAAGTTGAAGTCCACCGTCTTGTCCGTGCGGAACATCGACACGTCCTCCGCCTTGCCGGGGAGTACCGTAAGGTTCCGAGCCTCACGGACGGCCTTGAGGCTGGTGGCACCCGGCTTGACGAACATGAGGCTCAGTGCCGCGATGGCTGCCCCGTCGTTGAGCGCAGAGGCCATGCTCTCCACCGTGAAGAGGTCCCCACGGTAGTCCTCGCAGTAGCCACGAGCCCAGTTCTCGCCGGGCACAAGGGTCAGGGCTCCGGGGTGCATCGGCGGCACATCGAAGTCCGTCTCCACGTTGGTGTCCTCAAGGACGTGGCCTTCCCACTCCTCCCAGTAGAGCCAAGACTTGTCAGGCTCCCGCAGAGGCGGCTTGATGGCATCGACCTTGAGCTTGCACACAGAGTAGATGCAGACCTCCCTCTCCCATTCCTTCTGGTTAGACCAGCGGTCCTTGGGGGCAAGCCTTTCGATCTGCTCACGGTGGGCCTTGGGCAGGGCCATGAGCTTCATCTTGTCCTCAAGGATGGTCAGGAGGGGAGCCCCCGAGCCGTCCCTCTCGACCACGTAGCAGTCCGGCCTGCGGTACATCGGCTTGTCCAGCGTGAGGTGCTTCCACAAGGCGTTGCCCGCAATGAGCAGGAGCTTGATGTAGTTGAGGTAGGTGGTCTCCAGTATGGTTGACTGGAAGCGCTTGCGGTGGGCCATCTCCAGACGGCTGCACGCAAGGACTATCTCTGCGTATAGCTCTGGGTCGGCATCGATCTCACCTTGCAGCTTGGTCTCCATGACCTCGTAGCGCAAGATGGGCTGGCCCGGGGGGAATGCCATGAAGGTGATGTTGGAGGCGAGGGTGTTGACCGCCATGGCCGTGAGCGCTTGGTTGTTGCCCGGCAGGTCATCGCCCGTATGGTAGCCGTCAGGCGGGAACACTGCGGGTATCGTCAAGGCTGCCATCTTGCGGCCCATGTCGATAACCTGCTGCCTGCCTGTCTGGAGGGACTTATAGGCGTCCTCAGCGTTGAGGTCCTTGCCCAGAGTGAACTCCGTGAGGTCCGCCATAACGGTCACATCATCCGCAGGCCGGTGCCACCAGCGGTGCTGGAGCCGATAGCTTCACGGTTGACCCGAAGGGACTGACCCTCCTGCCCGAAGAGGGCTTGGTCTTCCACCGAGCGCTGACCGCCGATTTCCTGCGGTTCGGCCACCTTGTTGGGCTCCGGTACGTCGGGCATACGCTGGGACTTTGTCTTTCCAAAAATGCACATTGCTTGCTGGGTTCCTTTCCTAGCGGGCTGACTCTGCGTCGGGCTCAAGGCCAGCCGTGTCGTTGTAGAAGTCCCGAAGCTGACCCACAAGCTCCCACCGGCCCACGTCCCGCAGGTACTCCGCACGGGAGGCTTTGTGCCCATCCCATACGGGGAGCGGGTAGTTGGCTCCGAGCCAGTCCACAAAATCCTTGGTGAGGTCTGGGGGGTTCTTCCCCTGCCACTCGCTCACTTCCACCAGTCCGGGTCCTTATCGTACGTGTACTTGATATACATCTCCAAGTACCGCAGGGCCTTGCGTAGGTCCTCACGCTTGTTCTTGAAGGGGTGGCGGCACACGTACTTGATGATGTTGAACTGGAAGCCATCCAACTCGTTCTCGATGGAGAAGCGGATGGGCTCAATCTTGTAGCGGGCGTAATGCTGCGGGAGGTGCACGTTGTCGCCCTTGGCTGCCGCCTCGCTGGTCACAGTGTTGATGAGGGCCGTAGCCTCCACCAGCTCTGCGATCTTCTCCTTGGGGGCACGGCTCACCGCGCTATCCGTAAGGTAGCTCACAGGCACAGGCATCTCCATGTCAGCCATAGCAGGCATAGGGCCGGAGCGATCTGGCGCAGCGTGCAGCTCATCCTCCCGGGGCTTTGGGGCAACCTGCTTCAGGGCGTCGTCAAGCCAGTCTTTGATGGGCTCCACCTTGGTATCCTTCTTGGGGTTCTTGGGGCACGGGAGGTCCAAGGACCTGTCGCCCGGCCCATCGGTTCCTCCGCAGTGGATGCACGTCTCGTCATATATTGAGCTATCCGAATAGCGGGTCTCGTGGGTCTTGTAGGCAGTCAGCTTGTCCACAGCCTGCTCCGTTCGATACGGCCATAGGTTCTGCACCTCGGCCTCCGTTAAGTTCTTCCGCCACGCCTTGGTGTACGGGTCGTAGTGGTAGCCCTTGGGTGGGCAGTCGGCTGGCTCGAAGTCTGCCTTGAGGAGGTAGAGGTGGTGTTGATCTACCGTGATCATCCCTCCCCCTTGAACTCCATAAGCCAGTTGTGGATGACGTACGGGGCTCCCACGTTGGCCGGGACCTCAAGGCTGTACTTCATGTCGTCCTCAATGCCCGCCGTGTGCCACAGGTTGTCCAGCACGTTGTCAAGCACCATGGCCTCCTCGTGGGTCTGGTTGCGGCCCTCCTTCTGGAAGCCATTGCTTGCCTGCCGGTGGAGCAATACGTCGAAGTTGATGTACTGATCGAAGCAGGCCCATGTGGCATCCTCAAGCCAAGGCTTCCAGCTATCCCCCATGTAGGCAATGCCGGTGGGCAACGGGCTGTCCGTGATGACCCACTCTACCTGACCCACAAGGCGGCGTAGGCGTTGGTCCTGCTGGCCGAGGATGAGGAGCTGGTTGCTGAGGCCCTGCCAGTCCTTCGACCATGTGAGGTCTTTGGCGTACTCGGAGACCAGCTCAACGTTGTGGCCTTGGGTCTTCATGAGGTTAAACAGACCGGCAGCCGTGGTGGACTTGCCAGCGCCGGGACCACCCCAGATGTTGATGACCTTAAGCATGCCTTACAGTCCCTTCAGAGCATCGGGGGTCCAGAGTGTAATCTCCCCGGTCTCCCTGTTGTAGTCCTTGTGGTGCAGGATGTGGGCGAGACGTGCGGTCAGCAGCGCCTCCTCCTCCCCCTGTCCACCCTTCTTGTAGTGGGACACGATGCCCGCCCAGAAGTCCCGTGTGGGCTCAGCCTTCCAGCGCGTGGTGGCCTGCCCCTTGTTGATGCCCACGGTCTTGACCCCATGGCCGGGCACCAGCAGGGTGGGAGCTACAAGCCACTCCTCGGCACGCTTCTTGCCCATCCCGGGGCAGCCCGCATAGCCGTCCGTGGCGTCACCTGTGAGGGTCTGGAACATAAGGAAGCGCTGGGCCTCCCACTCCGAAATCTCCTCCACCAAGGGACGGCCACGGGGTGTGGTCTTGCCGATGGTGTGGTAGAGGCCGGGGACCGTGCGGAAGTCCTTGTCGTTGCCCACCAGTATCCGCTTGCCGCTGTACGCCTGAGGCTCCGTGTTGAGGATGCCCAGAACGTCATCAGCCTCAAGCCCCTCCCACGAGAATGCCCCGTACTTGTCACGGAGGTAGTCCTTGAGGATGCCGAGTAGCAGAGGCCGTACGCCATCGCCCGTGAAGCCGAGCTTGCGGTTGCCCTTGTAGCCCGGGAAGAGGTCATTGCGGAAGTTGGACTTGGGGCAGGTCAGGGCCACCCGGATGTGGGTAGCCTTGAAGGCCGTCTCCAAGCCGAACATGAGGTTGTCCACGATGGTCTCGCCATCCACACGGCGGGCGAAAGGCTGGACCAAGCCGAAGCGGTCCTCGTAGATCATCTGCGCTGCCGCTGCCGCACGGAAGGCGATAATGTCCCCGTCGATGAGGAGGGTTACCTCAGGGGTGTCCTTGAGGTCGATGGGGTCGAAGCCCTGCATCATAGTGTGTCCTTATGCTTGAGCATTGTGATGCCAGCCTCGGTGATGCGCCAGCGGTTGCGGTAGCCCTTGCCATCGGGATCGTTCACGGAAATCCAGCCCTGCGAGGCCAGAAGGGCTACCTCCACAGAGTGCTGGCGTGCTACATCACATTGTAAGGCCAGCCCCCACTTCCAGACGCGCCGCAGCACGGACCACGTATCGTCGCTGATAGGGCCAATGTAAATGTTAGCCACTTGGCCTCCTGTAAAACTCACCGTGGGCGCTTGCCAGTACGTTTTCCACTATACACGATGCCTCCTCTGCGGTCCTGAAGTACCCGAGGTGCACCAACTTGCCGCCCAGTTTGGCAACGGCTTGGTAGGGCTTTGGGCGCTTCTTCAGCCGCACCCCTCTAGGAAGTGTACGGCTCCGGTTAGCATTCATGGCGTTGGTCGGGGTGGTCGCAGGACGTGACCCGTAGACACCCGGATAGTGTCTTCTCCCTCTAGCCTAAACTCCCGCCTAAGGACTTCTACGTCTAATGCGTCTCGTACCATGAGGCCCCCGTCTTGCCATCGGTCCTGAGCATGCCCCTGAGGTTAAGCAGTGCGGCAACCTCACGCATGGCCAGCTCGGCCTCTTCCCTGATGATGGGCCCGAGGCCCGGCTTGTGGCTCCACTGGCCCTCATCGTGTATCCAGAGGCGCTGCTTGAAGTCCACCCCATCTACCAGCCCTCGGGCTACCAGACGCTTGCGGGTGAGGATGAGCCACATCTTGCAGACCTGAGCGCCTGCCGACTGGAGCACGGAGTTGAGCGCTGCGTGGGCCTTGCGGACGTGCAGCTTGCGACCATCCAGCGCCTTGAGGTAACCCCGCTGGGCTGCCTGTGTGACACCCTCGGTTAGTTCCTTGAGGCCCGTGATGCCTGCTTCCAGTGCGACGATAACCTGCCGTGCTCGGGAGAGGCGGGCCTTGGCCATGTCATCCATCTTCGCCACGAACTCTGGGCCGAACCTGCGCTCCACTCCACGGAGGAGCATGGGCAGACCACGGTAGGTGAGCAACTGGGGAACGTCCTCAGGGAGAACGATGATGGCCGGATCAAGGCTGAGCTTGAAGGCAGACCCGCCGTAGACCTTGAGGTAGATGGTGGTCTTGGCGTCTGCTCGTGTAATCGATGCGCCTGCCTCGGTGGCAATCTGCGCATGCTCGGCGTGAGGGTCCCGGTTGGGGTCGCACACACGGGCCGAGAAGGCTCCCTCGTCGTGAGGGAACAAGTAGTGGCCGAGGAGGATTAGCTCAAGGCTGGAGGCGTCAACGCCTGTCAGCTCGTCTCCCTCGTCGGCAAGCCATAGGGCACGGCACTCCGCACCGTAGCGGCCAGCCAATCCGTGGAGCACACGCTCTACCTTGGTGCCGTCCTCAAGGGTGACCTTCTCCTTGCGGACTGAAGGCACCTGCGACTTGTTCGGCTTGGAGTGGGTCCCACGGCCAGTGACGGCACCTGCGGTATCCATCCTCCCGTGTATTCGGCCCGCGTCGGTGACCAGATTGAGCCAAGCGTTCTGCCCGTTGACCACCATGCCCAGCGTCTTGTTGACCACGAAGAAGTCCAAGATGAGCTGCTTGATGTCTGGCGGGAGGATGCCCGGGGGTATCTCTTCCAGTACGCTTTCGTCTACGGTTGGTGCCCCTTGTTCGCCGGGCTTGGCCTTACCGAACTTGGTAGGGTTCCATCCAAACACATCCTGTAGACGCATGCCAAGATGCTGCCGAGAGGACGGATTGAAGGTGAGGCGCTCAATGGGGGTGTACGGAGCATCGGTGCTGTACCGTTCCACTGGAGGGCCGACGTAAGGTGCCAGCTCCTTGCCCGTCTTCTCGCTGATGCGTTTGACCGTGACATTGGGGAGGTCCGTTCGTTTGACATTGCGGTCTGCCTTCGGGGTGACCACCGCGCTTGGCTGCCACCAAGACCCGAAGGTATCCCGTAGCTGCTTCGAGATGCGTGCCTTCTCGTTCTGGAGCGTCGCGGCGAGCTTCTGGGCACCCTCCACGTCAAACCGCATGCCGTCCAGCTCTTGCCGGGCGATGATGTCAGCGATGCCGTGCTCGGTGTGCATGACCTGCTCGGGCCACACTAGGTCCACCTTCTCGGGGTCCGTCCAGCCGATGCGCTTCTTGATGAGGTTCCACAGGTCCACCATGGGCCTATTGTCCTGCATCATGTAGCTGGCCATGTAGGGGTTCCATTCCTCCCACCGCCGCTCGAAGCGTTCCTTGGCGTTCTCCTCTCCGGGGTACTTATCGTGGTCCCCGTCGTAGTCGTCCTTGAAGTTGCCCAGACGGTAGCCCCATGCCTTCAGTGAGTGGGACTTCAAGAGGCCGGGGGGCATCGTGCCCTTCTTCAGTCGGTCAAGGTCGGGACCCAGAAGAACGTCATACGGCCACACCACCTTGGCTGCCACAAAGGTATCCCACGCCTTGTCCGGCCTTGTGTAGACCTCAGGGTAGAACTTCTCCATGGCGAGGTAGTCGAAGGAGACCCCGTTATGGAAGATGGACAGCTCACAGTTTTCCGCAGAGAAGAACCTGATGCCGTCCTCTACGTTGCCTGCTGGGTTGCCCACGATGGGGTCCCACTTTGGATGGCCTACGGGGACAGCGGGGCCAAAGTAGAACTCCTCCCCGGTATCCAAGTCGATAGCGCCCACGCAATGGATGCGGTCCATGGGGGCAGCCCAGCCGGTCTTGGTCTTGGTGCGGACCAGAAGGCCGTTGCTCTCAATGTCTCCCCCGAGGTTGCGCTTACGGGGTGCGCTTGAGGAGGAGCTTGATGTGGGTAGGGTCGGGGATGGTGATGCCAAAATCTTCCTGCCAGCGTTTGCGGTGGAACTCATAGGAGTAGTGCTCGAAGTGGCGCAGCGCATAGCCGGACCCTACGGTGCACAGGTTGAGGTATTCCTCGGAGGTGAGCGGCAGGTAGTTCTCCGCGTACTCTCTCTCCCAGTTGCCATACTGATACTTGAGGAGGCCGTGGAGCATGTCCCCACGGTTCTCCATGCCTCGGCCGTTGAGCATCCATGGTTGGTACTTCTCGGCCAAGCATAGCGTCTCCACCTCATGGTAGCTGGGTGCCCGGCTCCACGTCTCCTGCTCGACGGCCATATCGCGGATGGCGATGTAGTCAGCGTTGAGGCTGCGAACGGTCTGCCAGAACTGCCACCACATGGTCCCCTGCGAGAGGACCTCATGGATGACGCTTGAAAGGATGAGGACCACACGCCTGCCATTACGCTTGGCTTCCTGAGCCTTCATGGTGACAAGCTCAATCTGCGGGGTCCAGTAGCCACCGGGAAGGTGACGTATCGCTGCCTCAATGGCGTCCTTGCGGGTGTCGTACCCGATGATTTCAGCGCAGGGGTTGTCCCTCTGGATGCTGCCAAGCAGTGCCCCATCGGCACACCCGAAGTCGATGTACGTGAGGGGTCGGCCTTGGGGGAGGAGACCCACGAACCACAGCTTGTCCTTGAGCGAGCGCCTTAGGTTGGCGTGGTACTGCTCGTGGTCGTGGATGCTGTGCACGGTCATGGGTCTCTCTCCGTTAGTGCTTGGTGTCGGTAGGCTTTGTGTTGTCGGTGTGCAGCTTGATGTTGACCTTGCGGTTGGCGGCTGCGGTGATGGCGTTGCGGAGGCGCTGGCAATAGGCCACCACCTTCTCGGCCATGGCCTGAGGCTTCAGCTTGCGGGCATCCTCCAGATCGCCCACGTCGCCCCACTCACGGAGGGACTTCATGTCAACGCCGTAGGAGCGGAGCGTATCGTAGCCGTAGAGGACTACCTTGGTGAAGGTCTCGGCTGCGGTGAGGCGGGCCTTGAGGTCCTCCACCTCGTCTGTCTGCTTGGTAATCGGAGTGGTCCTTAGTAGTCCGTCGAGACTGCTCCGAACGGTTGGGAACGTGTTGGTGCTCCCTCTCCGCTGGGCTTCCCGATGGGAGGAAAGGGGATCGTAGAGGGGACCAGACGGCCATCCTCTCCGTAATACAGAACGTCCGCTAGGCCGGACTTGCCGGTGCGGCGTATGGGCTTCAGGATGCGGGTCTGCGTCACGCGCCAGCCGTCACCCTCTGCCTGATTGTTGCGCTCTTGGCCGATCACTCCGGTAGCGAAGTTGGCCATACCGCCTGAGGAGCGCAGCTCGTTGAGGCTGGTAGGTGCGCCCTCCTCGTGAGGTACGCCTTGGGTCCGCTTCAAGTGGTGGGCAATGATGAGGAAGATGCCCAGCTCCTTTGCCAGCTTTGCCAGCTCGCCTGCCACCATGTCAAGGACACGGCGCTCATCAGCGGATAGGTCAATCCCTGAGGCGATGAAGGAGAGGGGGTCTATGATCACACCCTTGCAGTCCAGCCCCTTGGCCAGATAGCGGACGTACCCCATGATGGCCTCAAGGGACCACTCGGCTGTCTCGGGGTCAAACAGCTCGATAAGCCCAGAGCCGAACACCTCGTGGTGGACCCTGAGCATGCGCTTGTCGTACGCCTCCATGCCTGCCGCATCGTCTGGGTCAGGCAGGGGGATGAGGTGCAGGCGCTCACTCTCATGGACCGACATGATGCCAAGCATTGCGTCACGCTTGGTGTCCTCGAAGGACAACACGCCGATCTTCACGTCTTGCTGGATGAGGGCGTACTCGGTCTCCCTGAGGAGTGCCGACTTGCCTACCCCGGTGCCAGCCACGATGTACGTCACGTCACCCGGATAGATACCGCCCGTCATCTCTTGGAGCTTGGGCATGGAGGCAGGCCAGTTGTAGAAGGGGGTCTTCTCCTTGGGTGCCGTGATGCTGGACGTGCTGTCCTTGGCATTGACGATACCCTTGGGCCTCCATGTGGCAGCCCCGTAGATGGTGGTACGGATGTCCCCGGGCCGGTCAGCTTGGAGAACATCGGAGGCGTCCTTATGGCCAGCCGCTTTGGCCAGCCGCACCTTGCCCACCTTGAAGAGTTTGGCACACTCCTCCGCCGCGTCACGTCCCGGTTGGTCATCATCGAACCAAAGCACGATGTCAGCGAAACGGTCCAGCCAGAGGTAGTTCTGCTTGAGGCACTTGGCCGCGTTACCTGCCCCGGTGTTGATGGACACCACGGCTACCTTGAAGTCGAGTGCTTGGGCTACCGAGAGGGCATCAAGCTCACCCTCGGTGATGACCACCTGCTTGTCGAAGCGGTCGCCATAGACGGACTGGCCGAATAGCTGGCACTTCTCCAGCCCCTCGTAGCCTTCCCCCTTGACCACCCCGAAGTCCTTGTTCGGGAGGCGTACCTTCTGGGCAACCACTTGGCCTGAGGCATCCGTGTAGGGGTATGCCTGTACGGTCTGCCCTGAATATCCCGCCTCGCCTACCCCGTACTTGCGAAGGGTGGTGGGCTCAAGGCGGCGCTTCTGGAAGCCTTGGCTGGGGACGGTGATGGGGAGCAGGTCAGAGGAGACCACGGCAGATGCCTTGAAGCCAGAGCTGGTGGGTTGCCCTGTCGTCCCGGAATGATGGCCGCAGCCAGCCGTGAAGCAGTGCGTGTGCCCGTCGGCGTAAAGCGCCAGGTTGTCCTTGCCGCACTTGGGGCAAATCTCCTTCTTGCTGATGAGGGTGTCGGAGCCCTCAGGTCTATCCACCTCGGAACCTCCTTACTAGGGCTACCGCCGCTCCCCTCACCCTTGAGGGGTACTGGATGGCATACCCGGTGCCTGCCCTCAAGTCATCCAGTGAGATGAGGTGCTTGTGGAAATGCGTGATGGTCTCCCACTTGGCCTGTAGCTCCTTACTCATCTCGTCAAACAGTGCGTCTGAGATGAGAGGGTCATCCTCTTTGTAATACAGGAAGCAGGCCATGAGGTAGTGGGGGACCAGCATGTTGGGGTTGGCCTCGGTGACGGACCTAACGTAGGCGTCTGGGTCCTTAGCGGCCCGCAAGGAGGATGACCCCCAAGATGAGCAGGAAGACAGCCAGCGGCAGCCACAGTGGGGCGAGCACCCAGACCCAGCTCCAAGCAATCGTGCCGGTGAGCTTGAGGATGAGGAACACGAGGAACAGCAGGAAGGCCGGGCTTAGTGCAGCGCCCTTCATGCCAGCGCTCCGGTCACGGCCACGAGGATGCCAATGGCCGATGCCACGAAGGCAAGACCCACTGGCGTCCAGTTGCCATTGAAGGCTCGGCCGTCTTGGTTGATGTAGGGGGCGAGGGGGTCTGGCTTCATTTGAACCATGCTCCTAGTTTGTCGAAGATGTCTGGCTCGGTGGCGTCGAACTTCCTGCCCTTGATGAGCCAGTCCGGGTAGTTGGGGTCCAGAAGCTCACGCCGCACGGGGACCTTGGAGCCGGTGTTGAAGCTGGACTTCGGGTCGTGCATCCAGCTTTCGCAGCGCCACCACACTAGCAGGAAGAACACCAGCAGGATTGGCGGGATAAGGTACGGGCTCATGGTCTCTCCTTGAGCTTTATGAAGCCAACATGTCCTAGCTTCTTGGACTGGTATTGCAGGGGTTCGCCATCCGGCCCAAGCAGGGAGGAGTGGGTCTCCTCGTGTGCCTCGAAGACTTCCTCGGTGGGCAGCAGACCGACTAGTCCGAAGTCCCACTCATGGGGAGCTGGGCGGCTGGCCTTCGGGGTTGGCAAGTTTGTACGCCTTGTAGCCACGCTCGGCATGGTCCTGCTTCATCTCCGCGTTGATCTTGTAGCCCAGCTTGCGAAGCTCGGCAATACGGCTGGACAGGGAGCCCACGTCAAGGCAGGTCAGGGCCACCTTGTTGGTGAGCGTCTTGCCTTCCTTGAGGTAGGCCAGCACGCGGTCCTGCTGCGGTGTCAAGAGGCGACCACCGAGGCTGTCTGGTTCATTGGTCTGCACTGGGTGCGTATCCTTTCGATGTCCACCGGGGGGCACTGCACTGGCCGTATCTTGTAGCGGCCCAGCTCGGAGTGAGCCTTAAGCTCCAGCCCGGGGTAAATTCCGTTGAGCCAGCCCCAGAGGAACTTCAGGGTATCCATCTGGGCTGGCGTGAAGGTATCGCATGATACCCGTATCTCCTCACCATCCTCACCGGGCCTTAGCCTCACGCCGCCCTGAAGCACAATCCCGATGCTGTCCTTGTTGAAGCCCGGGGTGTGGGAGCCGATGGCGTCGTGGGGCCGGACCATAAGGTGCCTGCCGTCTGCGAAGACGATGAAGTGGTAGCCAATCTCAAGGAGGCCCATCTTGCGGCCGGTGACACGGAGCCACGCCTCAAGGTTATGGGCCTCATGCTCGTGCGTGTGGCTGGCATGCAGGATGATGCGTGAGGTGCTGGCCCTCTTGCGCCACGCTAGGGTACTGCCAGCCATAGGTCCTGACCCGGAGGTTGGTAGCCTTGGCAGCCGCTAAGCACCAGCATGACGAGGAGCATCATGACGATCATGATGCCCATCACTTGGCTGGCCCACCACGCTATCCAGTCGCCCCACCTCATCGGCAGGCGTCCAGTTTTGCGTAGTGTCTCTCCAGCCCGATGGTCCACGATGCCGCGTTCGGGTCGTGCTCCGAGGCTTGCTCCAAGGCGTCCACTATCGAACCGGGGGGCGGGCTCAGGGATGGGCACAGGGTCTTGGTAGTGGCGCTGCATGCTGTCAGCACGAAGATGAAGAGGGCCACGCATACTGCCCACACGAGGATGCGCATTGAGGTCATCCCTTACGGCTCCTGTCCCGCAGCTTGCCAAGAGCACCGTCAAGGTCAGGCTTACGGCTGTCAATCTCACGCCACTTCTCCGTGACCTTATCGGTCTGCTTCTGGGTTTCCTTGTGGGCGTCCGTGATGCCACCCCTGCGGCCCCGGGAGTAGGCGTAGAGCATGGCCACGATGACTGCCCCGAGGATAGCCAGCCAGCCCTTGAACTTGTTGAGGACGTAGGCAATCAAAAGGGGTGCCTCCGGGGTAGCCATTTGGCCAGCCATGTGACCCGCTCGTAGAGGAGGCAGGCGAGGGGTAGGCCGATGCAGATGGTGAGTATGGTCATTTCCCTGCTACTCCTTCAAGGCAGACCTTAAGCTCGGCCTGCCGCCTGTTGTTGAGGCCCTTGACCACACGGCCACCTGCCTTGTTCCACTTGAGCAGCTCGTTGCAGGCACCCTTGAGGTCACCGGCCTTGAGCTTGGCCACCAGCGTTGACTTGCAGGCTGCCCCTACGCCGACATTGTAGGTCCACGAGATGAGGGCAGCTTGTACCTTGACGGGAGCCACGCGGAACTCAGGCCCGGCGCAGGCCCAGAGGGGCTTGGCGTAGTCCTCCATGACCCGCTTGCTGAGCTTCTCCTCGCACTGCTGCTTGGTGAACTTCTGGCCGGGCTTAACGCCTTGCGTCTCGCCATAGCATACGGTCCACACGCCCACGATGTCGGGGTAGGAGGTCAGCTCCAGACCCTCCCACGGCTTGATGAGGACCGAGGTGGAGAGCGCGATGGCAGCAGCTAGGCCGACTGTGCCGGTGGTCTTCGGGTTGCGCTTAAGGAAAGCGAACATCTAGTTCACACCCCGCTGGACTTGAAGCCGGGACAGGAAGGCCATCGCAGAGCTTACCCCGGAGAGGGCCGCAAAGACACCCCGGGGGATTGTCTCGTAGCCGTCCATGATGGGGAGCCCTATCTCCAGCCCGGTGAAGATGAAGGCAAGGATGGTCCACCGGATGCTCCACGCATGAAGCACCACGGTCTTCCACTTACTGCCGATGGGGGCAATCACAGGACGATCTTGAGCACCGTCTCGTGGGTCACCTTGAGGATGTGGTGACCGCCGATGCGGGAGAAGTAGTCATCCGAACGGAGCCATGCTTCCAGCTCCTCATCCGTCTTGCCGAGCACCTTGTCAGCCGGGACGTTGACGTAGCCTGCGGTGGTCTCCACCACGTATGCCGCATGGGCTGTGACGAAGCCCTTAACCTCTCGGCTCTTGGGGTCGAGATGGGCAGTGCTGCCGGTAGCTTTGCGGGGATTTGCCATGTGTGCGTTACTTTCCTTTGGTTGGGAGGCGCTTGGTGAAGCCGTATGGTCCATCTGCAAGGACGGCCTCAGGCTTGAGCGCAGGGCCGGGCTCGGCGAACCACTCGGGAGGGATGAGCTTGTCGGCAAACTTGTAGCCGTACTTGCGGCACCAGTCTGCCAGTGTCGTCTTGGACCCCTTGGTGATGGGAGCTGCGGAGCGGGTAAAGACAAACCTGATGTCCAGCTCCGGGTACTGGGCCTTGATGAACAAGTGCTTGGCGCGGTCTTGTGCGTCGAAGATGCCCTTGCCCTCAATGATAATCCCGTTGTCCAGCGGGAAGTCAGGGGTGTATGTGTGGTCCTTCTGGGGTATCGTGTACCGCAGCTTGAGGGTCTCGAAGCGTGGCACGAAGCCTGCCTCGGTGATCTGCTTGGCGAGCTTCTCCTCAAGGCCGGACCTGTAGCCAGCCTTCAAGCCCCTTGCGTGAGCCGTGCTGGTCCAGTTGCGGGGCCTCACTTGGTGCCCTGCTACTTGGCTACCGTGACGTTGGCATTGCCGGTGCCCGAGGCGAGCTTGCCCCACAGGGCGACGGTGGCCGCTTGGTCCGGGACCTCATAGTAAGCACCTGCTGCCACCTTCACCATGGCTGCCGTGGAGGCGAGCGAGGTGTGGACCTCAAGCACCACAGCGGTATCGTTGAGGAGGAAGAGGCCGATGCGGGAGGGGTCGGAGCCGACAAGCGGGGCCATGGCGTCCGTCATTGCGGTTGCCGTGGTGACCAGCGTACCGGCTTGGCCGAGATGTTGGCGGCTCATGGTCAGTAGTCCGCGCTGTCGTTGTCCGATGCAGGCGAGAAGCCACCACCAGCACTATCATCGTCGTCATCGGCCGTGTAGCCATCCACAGCGCCGAAGCCCTTCTGGCCACCCTTGGACAGCTCTTTGACCTGCACCATGGCGAAGTCCAGACGGACGCCCACCATCTTGAGCGGCTTCATGGGGATGGCACGGAGGCTGGCGCGGAGGCGAACCACAGAGCCACCACGGATGATGGTCTTGGCCGGGTCCAGCTCGTTGCCTGCCGCGTCGTAGAGCGCAATGACCACGTTCTTGGTGGTGCCGTCGTTGAGGCGGAGCTTGGCGTTCTGCTTGAAGTCGAAGCGGATGACACCCGTGGGGTTGCCCTCGGCATCCTCAAGGCGCTCGTACGGCTTGTAGACCGTGAACTTCTTCTTCTCGGCTGGCGTCATGTCCTTGCCTTGGCCGTCCTCGAAGAATGCATCGAAGGCAGCCTGTGCTTCGGCGTCGATGCGGGCAGCAAGGGCCTCAGCCTCAGGGCCTTCCACGTCGAGACCCGTCTTGAACTCCGGGTTGTCCGGCTTGAACTTGGTGTCCGGCTTGTTGAGGTGCGGGTGGTCCGTAATGCCGAACGGAGTGTCAAAATACTTGTTCTTTGCCATGTAGGGTCTCCTAGTGCTGGCGGGAATGGGCGACTGTTTATTGATGACCACCTCACCCCAAGCGGTTGCCTCACGGAATAGCTCCGAGCGGTCGGCTGTTGGGTCTCTTGGTGGGCATCGTAAGCAGTCAAGTGGTCGTCATGGCGCTGTGCTCTGTATGTCGGCTAGGCGCTGGCCCTCGGTGGTCGTTGGGCTACTGCACGGATTGGCTACCGTTCGTTGGCGAGTAAGTCCTCAGGGGGTTTCGGCCCTCCCTCAGCCCTCGCAAATGTATGCTACATGGCCGTCACTCGCCCCTCCTTAAAGCGGTTCGGCTAGTCCTCCATGTCCCCGTCATCATCACTGAGCAGGCAGACCACGAGGGCGATGGACAAGACGATGGCGATGTAGGCTGTCACTTGTAGGTAACCCCGAAGCTGGCATGTTCCCGGGCCCAGAGGTTCTGTCGGGCGGTGGCCATGCGGTCTCCCCAAGAGCTGGCCGGGCGGGGCCACAGACCCGCAACGGTGACAGGTGCGAGGCTGGTGTGTCGGTCCATGACGAGGCGGAACGCTAGGTCTCGCCGTCTGCGGGCTCCGTTTACCTCCGCAAGGTCTCGGACCCAAAGGACGACAAGGAGGAAGAGAAGGGGTCCGATGATGCCGCCTTCGTTCATTTCAGGCCCACGAAAGGCACGGCCGAGCCGGGCACGAAGGTGGTAGGCAGCTTGCCATCCCAAAGCTCGGTGGCTCGGAGCTGGACCAGTGCCGGGTTGTCCCGTAGAGCCTCGCCCTTAGCCCGCAGTGCGGCACCTTCCGCCTCGCCCTTGAGCTGGAGCGCCTTGGCATCCGCAATGGCCTGCTTCTCGACGGCATAGGCTTGGCCATCGGCTGCTGCCCGGGCACTGTCGGCCGTTGCCTTGGCCTGCGTGACGGTTATCTCCGCGTTGACCTTGGCTTGCTCGGCCTGCTGGCGGATGCGCTGGACCTCCACCTCGGCAAGCATGCGCTGCTCGATGCCCTGCTCGTAGGCTTCCGAGAAGTCGATGTTCTCGATCTGGACGCTTTCGATGACCACGGGGCCCTGCACGGCTGCCGCGATGGCTGCCTTGACTTCATCGTTGAGGCGTGCCCTGTCGCTGACCGCAGAGGTGGCCGTGAACTGCCCGAAGACGGTCTTAAGCTCCTCGTAGACACGCGGGTAGATGAGCCGTGTGGCAAGCTGCTCGGCATCCCCATAGGTGGAGTAGACGGAGCGCACTTGGTCAGGGAGGATACGGTAGTTGACCGATACCCTCATCTCCGCCGTCTGCTGATCCTTGGAGTAGGCTGCCAGCTTGTCGAAGGACGCCAGCTCGGTACGCACGGTGATGGCCGTAACGCTGTCGATGATGGGGAGCTTGATGCCGAGCCCCGGGTCGGCCACCGAGTGGAAGGCACCGTTGCGGGTGATGACCCCGCGTTCCCCCTCGTCAATCGTGTAGAAGGGGCCGAAGAGGAGGAAGATGATGAGCCCGAAGATGCCGAGAAGGCCGAGCGAGATGAGTGCACGCATGATGGTTGTCTCTCCAATTGTTGGTCAGAAGGGTGGCTTGTTGGGGTCCATGGTGAGGGCCTTGAGTAAGACCCAGATGCCAAGGAGCGTGAAGGCACCGAGGACCATGAGCCCTATGCCAGCCATTACGGTGATCATGACTAGTCACTCCCCAAGGAGCGGTAGAGCACGAAGGGCAGCGCAAGGCAAACCCCTACGATGGCCCAGCCAATCCACTCAAGGGAGACGGACCAGAAGATGGTGGCGAGGAAGTCGGTCACGAGATGGATACCTCCTGCGCCATGAGCTTGAGCCCGGCCCAGTCCTTGAGGACCTGTATGCTGCCGTTGGTGGGCGCGTCACCTTCGGAGGGCTCCATGATAACCCTACGGCCCATCGTGTGGAGGGCCTCGGGGTCTAGCTCGCAGCGCATGCACAGGGCAGCAAACAGGGTGGCTACCCCGAGGACTATCTCCTCAGGGCTCTCCCGGTCCTGTAGTTGGAACAGTGCGGTTTGCGCGGCGGCGGCGGCGTGGTCTCTTGGCACCATCGTGAGCTTGTCCTTGCTCAGCGGGCGCTTGGCCATCAGGTCTCTTGGGTGCATGGCGGGTTCTCTCCTTCCCGGTGCTGGTATGCTTCCCAGCGGGTTTGTGCTTCTTGGGTGGGCGGGGTGGTCGCTTGAGGCCCAGTGCGTCACACAGGGCGTTGACCAACAGGTACTTGGGTTGGCCTTGGAGGTCGTGGACCCCCCCGGCTACCTCAAGGTCATGGCGAGCTGCCCCTATACGGATGACGGCATGGTCGGTCTTTCTCATGGGGGCACACTCCAATGCGTTATGGCCTTTCGGCGCTTCTGTCTTCGATAGTGCGGGAATTGTTCCAGCGTCATGCGAAAAAATATTCGGAGTGCATAACGTCCTGCAAATCCAGCGTTCCCATCTCCAGCGGTTTAGCCTTTTCGGCAATCATCTCCTCCGCCTTCACGCTGGCATCAAGCACATCCAGCTCCGGGTTCTGGTCCAAGAGCACCGGCACGATGACCCCAACAGCAGCAGCTTTGAACATCCCCAGTACGTCGGTCTCGTGGGTCTCCACAAAGGCTCGGCGCAACAGGTTGGCCAGAAGGTCCATGTTCGCGGCATGCGTACCGTAAGCATCATGCACCGAAGCGAACGCCACGATGCCTACCTCAGTGCACATGTTGAGGCAGTCCACGAGGCAGCTTGCGTCCAGTGAGTGGATGAAATTCGGGGAGATGCCCTGTAGCTGCTCCCGTATGCTCAGCTCGGCGGTCCTTTCCTTAAGCTGGATGGTGGTGCGGGTGCCGTCCAACAGGCAGTCCACACGGTAGTCCCGCTCAAGGCCGTAGAAGTGGCGAACCACGAAGCCAGACGGTACGGTCCAGTAGATGGGCTGGTCATTGAGTGCTGCCACGCGGGCAACATCCTGCAACCACTTCATCACCTTCATGCCCCCGCTCACCACGTCGTTGACCACCTGCCACATCTTGAGGGCCAAGAAGGTTACCCTACGGTTCCTCACCTCCTTCTGCTCTGGGGTCAGCCCCCGGTCAGACTGGGTGTTCTCGTCCAGCCATGCCCGGGTGTAGCCGAAGAAGCTGTCCTTGGTGCCCCCGTAAGGCAGCACCATGACTTGGCGTTTGGTCAGGCTTCTGGGCAGGTCATGGTTGCACAGCTCCAGCCACCACCTAGCATCCTCGTCGTGGGGTAGGTCCTCTAGGATAGCCTGAAGCCGCCTTGCGACGAACTTGTAGATGTCCTGAGGCTCATCGGAAGGCACGAGGTTGACGTAGGCTCCTGCCACCTCGTCCCGGGTGATGGCGGAGAGGTGCTGGATACCATTGCAGGTGCCGTCCACCATGACCGGGAGGCTAGACATGAAGCCCTCCCCGAAGTGCAGATAGTCCACCCACTCGAAGGTGGCGGCTAGTGCCTGCAATGGTTTGTCCGCATTGACCCACTCGTTGTTGGCATAGGGGTCCATGGCGATGTTGCGGAGCATCTCCTCGTTATCCTCCACCCACTTGATGCGGGCCTCATAGGATACCTTGTCGTTGCCCCACACGCTGGCCAGATGGATAGCCAGCCAGCGGATGCCCCCGTTGTCGTGCGTGATGGGTGCCGAGGTGGCGAACTCAAGGAGACCCCGGGAGAGGTCGTTGCCCTGAGGCTGGAGGTAGTTCGGGATGGGGTACATGCGGCCCCTGAAGTCGAGCATGTGGGGGAAGTAGAAGGCGTCGTACTTGGAGAACTGGTTGGCGATGTTGACGGTGGCGCTGGCTGCCCGGCATCTGCCTACCTGTGTGACGTTGAAGCGCCAGATGGGTGCCGCCTTGGCCTTCCACTCGTCAATCTCCTTCTGGGTCTGCTCGTCGGCTGGTGGAGGTGGGGTCTTTGGGTTGTCCCTCTTCCACTGCCGCTGGCGTTCCTTATCCTCCTCCATGCGGGGTGTCCTCGGGGGGAACTCCCGTTCGTCCATCTCCGGCAAGGTCTGACTACCCGGCTTGCCTATAGCCCACCTGCGGACGGTCCACACCTCGTTGACCACATCAAGGACCCTCTGGTTGATCCTCCATGCCGTCTCTTGCAGGGTGTTGAGCGCGGCATAGACCTTAGGGAAGTCCAGTGCCTCGTACTCATCGGCTGCCCTCTCCTTCTGGTGCTCTTGGTGGGCCTTGAAGCGGATGAGCCTCGGGGCACGCACGTAGGGTGTCCAGTAGCCGCCATCACGGGTCCCGTTCCACCGCTTTGGTGGCACTACGGTCGGCTTGAACTCAGGCTGGTTGGCCTCCGCTACGTCCAGCGCCTTTGCCAGCCACTCCATGAGGCCGGGCTTAGGGGCGATGACCAGCATGGGGCTCTTGGGCTTGCCTGCCTTGAAGACATGGTGAGGGTCGGAGATGACCTCAAACCATTGGGTCTTACGCACGATGCAGTCCATGAGGCACCAGCCTACGCGGAACTTCTGATCGTTGGTCCATGGGGTCCATGTGAGCTTGTCGCCCAGCTCCCCGGTCTCGATGAAGTTGTTGAACCTGTTGATGTTGACCCGCCGCTTGTGCTCAGCGGTTGACCCCATGTCCTCCTGCTCCTTCTGGATGGCCCGGAACATCTTCTTGTTGGTCTTCTCCCAGAGCCGGACCCGCTGCTCGTACTCCACGGTCTGCCCGATGGTTGCCGCTGTGGCCTGCACCGAGATGTACCCCTTGGCCATCTGGTCCAGCATCGTGCGGAGCGCAATGGCACCGGCAACGTAGGGGTCCAAACTCTCCACCAGCGGGAGGACAGCAGGCTTTACCCCACGGCTGCGGCGCATGGTGGCGCACCAGTCCTTGATGGTGTCCGCTACGCCCGGCAACCAGTCCTTCAGCAGGCCCTTCACGGGGGATACCCGCGTCATCTGTCCTTTACGCTCGGCCTCAATGACCCTATCGCGGACCTTATCGGCCCCCGCACGCATCATGCCGTACTCAAGCTCTACCTGCTCCTCCCACAGTGGATGGCTGGTGATGGTGGAGGCTTGCACTTCTGCCGATATTGCGGCGCTCATATTGTTTAGCAGCATGGCCCTGTTTCCCAAGATGATTGGTCCCATGAAAAAGCCCCCACCTTTCGGCAGGGGCTAGAAGCATTCTTATCGGGTAGGCTTAAAGGCCGGACAGTTTGGCGTACCGTGCTGCTTGCCTGTCAGACTGCCTCGGGTAGATGTTCGGGCTAATACGGCCTGCGCGGTGCGGGACGTAGCGGCTATAGGGCACAGCCCCCTTGGCCCTGATGCGGTTGAGCTGGCGGCGTACCTGTCTGCTGGGCATTTCCATGTCGTGTCTTCCTTCTCGGTTGCGTGGTGTCGGCGGCAGATGGGGGGTTAGGACTTGCGGATGAGCCAGTAGCTCAGGCCGGGAGCGGCACCCTCGACGGGCTTGCCCTCGGCATCCAACAGGCCCTTCTCCCGGTAGACCAGAGCGATGTCGATGATGCTGCGGGCCTTCTCATCCTCCTTGACCCACTTATTGAAGGCGTCACGGACCTTCCCCCGGCCGTAGCTTGCGTCAACCTTGGCGTCCGGCGTACGGGCTTTCCAGAAGGCGTCCGGCACGAAGAAGTGCGGCTGCTTGCCCTCGACGGCGGCAGCAAGGTTGGCCGAGAAGGAAGCCTTGAAGGGCAGCTCGGTGGCTCTGGTGGGGGCCGGGATGTGCTCCGGCATCTTCACCGAGAAGTCAGGCGTGAGGGCGAACGATGCGAGGTCGAAGCTCGGGGTGGTGTCCTTGGGGGTAGCTTTGGCGTTCATGATGGTCTCTCCTAAAGGGGGTTACTGGTTGGGTGTCTTGGTGCTCAGTTTGAGGGTCAGCCCGGTGGCCGGGTCTCGCCGTACTTGGGTGTATACCATAGCGCCGTCATTGGGGTCAACCGCAATGAATGACCTCAGGAGGGGGATGGCGAGGAACTGGGTGCGGGTCATCAGGGTAGCCTCCTCAAGCCGCCCTTAAGCCGAAGCTGCCGGGCTACCTCAAAGTGCCAGCGGGCAGTCTGGGTAAGTGAGCCGCCCTGTTGGCGGCACATGATGGCATGGCTAAGATGGCCCCAGTACAGGTCCTTGAGGGAGTAGCGCTTAGTCACTTGAATAAGTCCTCCAGTTGCTCCTTGGTCATCCCCGGGGGTGCCGTGTAGCAGTCCCCGATGCAGGTGAAGCCAGCGGCGATGAGCTTGTGGTGGAGCGCTACCTGACACCGCTCGGCCTCTCGGAGCTGGTTGTAATACGCCTCGGTGACCTTGAGGACAGGGCCTTCAAAGGGACCGGGGTGGTTGGCTGGGTAGACTTTGCGGGTCATCAGGGTAGCCTCCTCAAGCCGTCCTTGAGCCTAAGTGCCCGGCCTACCTTTACGTGCCAGCGGCGCATTGCCAACGTAAGGCTGGTAGAGCTGGCCCGGTTGATGTGAGCCCAGTAGGACACCGCAGTGAAGGCGGTGACGGTGGCCAGCGCTTGGCGCATTGCCATTAGGTGATCCTCGTAGCGGACCCACTCCCCCTCTGGGTTTGGTTCTGCATCAGCGTCGTAGCCGTATTGGCCGTATATCTCGTACCGGATGATGCTCATTTCAAGTACCTCCTCATCTCCTCGGTGCCATAGCCGCCAGTCAGCTCAAGGTAAGCCAGCGTGGTGGACATGGCGCGATGCCGCAAGTACCTCTGGACCATGGCAAGCGGCATGCCCTGCTCGACGTGTAGGTGATACGCTGCGGTGCGCCTCAGGGCCTTAAGCGTGGCCGTGGGGTCATCCCTCCAGCCGAAACGCTCACGGACGGCCTCCCAGCCTACCCTAAGCTCCTCGTAGGTGCTTTCGATGAACTTGAAGCCAGTCTGTCCGGCCTCCGCGTCTAGGCACTGGCTTGAGGCCAGCATGCGGGCGTAGGACCCCAAGGGCAGCGTAGCTTGGCTCCCAGCGGTCTTGGTGCCCGGCACGTTGACGTCCTTGTAGCCCTTCGAGAAGCTGTCCCGGGTGAGGCGCAGGGTCTCCTCAAGGCGCAGCCCTGTAACCATCGTCCAGCGGACATAGCGGGCTAGATCGTAGGGGACAACCGTGCGGTCGGCCTCCTCCTCAATCCAGTAGCACACCTCCTCCTTCATCTCCATGGGCAGGTGCCACTTGAGTTGCTTGGGGACTGGCTTGCGGCACCCCTCGACGTTGACCCCGAGCTTGCTGAGGCAGTTGAGGCGCTTCTGGATGGTGGCAGGGGACAGGCCCCCAGCGTACCATGCAGCGGTGGCCTGCTGCACGTCACGGTCCCCAATGTCTTCGCACGGGGTGGCCACTCTGAGCTGCCGCATGCTGGTGTCATCAAGCTCAGGCCCGTGGATGGCCTTGAGGACGGACGTGATGGCCTTGACGGCTTGGCTTCGGAGGGTCTGCCCCGAGCGCATGTGCCGCCACTGCTCGCTGATACGGCTCAAGGCTTGGTCCAGTGTCTCGGGAGCTTTAAGGAACTTGCTGGGGTCCGTGGGTATCCCTGTGTTTGGGCTCATGGGCATCGTGGTCTCTCCTTTCGATAGCCTCAATGCGAAGCACGCTGCTCCGCCTAACGCCAAAAGGGGGCAGCCTGTTGGCCACCCCCTAGTGTCATTCCGTTACGTCACCGTGAGGCTTACTCGCCGCTGGTGCCCGTCTTGGAGTAGCCCGTGGCCTGCTCCTTCTCCAGCTCTGCGATTTCCTCCGGGGAGCGCAGGTTGTCTTCCCGCAGCTCCACTTCGATTGCCGAGAGGCCAGCAATGGAGCCGGTCTCGTCGCCGTGCTCGTCCAGCTCGGCTTCAAGGCCGTGCACCGTGGCAACCTGCTGCTGGCGGAACTCGTGGTCGGCATCGAAGTGCAGCAGATCGTGGTCCATGCCGTCGAGCGTGGTGCCTTCCGGCAGCTCACGGGCACCCAGCCAGCCGAGGTCCTCGAAGGCGAAGACTTCCGGCATCTGGCGTTCTTCCGTGTAGAGGTCACCGAGTGCCGCCGTGTAGAAGACGTGGCGCTCTCCGATCTGGGCGACCGTAAGCTCCTCTGCCCATTCGGGCCGCTCATCGGCAGACGTGATGATGTGGCCGGTGATGGGGTCGATGGTGATGGAGCCCTCAGCGTCCTGCTTGTGGACCAGTGCGGTCAGCCCGGAGCCGCCCATGGTCTCGTTGAGGTTGGTGCTGGTGGCTTCCGTCTGCGTGGTCGTGTTCATGGTGGTTCACTTTCTCTCTAGCTAGATGCTGGGCGACCGGCCAGCGCGGGTAGTCATGCGCAAAGCCCCGGCTTGTGGTGGGGCCGGGGGCTTCATCTCATGATTTGTGGTCAGCCGTCAAGGGGTTTCTTGCGGCCGAACATCCTCTGGGCTTCCGTGGCGGCTCCCACCATGGCGATGAGAGGCAAGGCTTGCTCCAGTGTGCTGGCGATGCGCTCAAGCGTCTCGTGGCACTGCGCTGAGGCCGCATGCTCTACCTGCGCCTTGCTGTGGCCATGCGGATTGTCCGTGGGGCTGGCGACGATGCGTGGCAGCTCGGCAATCATCTTGTCTAGCTCATCCAGCTTGTGGCGGATGGCAGCCATGGTGGTCACGCACATCTGGAGTGACTTGCTGTCAATGCCTTTGCGGGCCTCCTCGACCATCGCCGCAAAGGCTGCCTTTGCGTCCTGTGTCATGTTGGGTGTCTCTCCTAAATCCCCAGCCTCATCAGCACGCCTTAGGGGTGTCGGTACGTGGACCATCGCGGCAGCCGATAGGGCAGGCCGCTAGGTTTCGGCTATCGGGCTAGATCGCCCTTGGCTATGTTACTTCTCTGCGGGGCTAGCCGCGATGATCTGGAGGACAAGCGCAAGGTACTTATCGGCCCATGCGGCTGCCTCACTGTCCATGCTTGCTATCCATTTCCTGCCCGCCTCGCTGTCCCATCGGGCCCACTTGTCGATGGCGTGGCGCTGGCAGCCAATCTGGAGGGTGTCGTGGGTGTAGCCGATGGCCCACTTGTCGAATTGGAGGGACTTTAGTTGCCGCCTGTTGCCAAAGGCTCTAAGGTCCGCGCCTTCAAGGTTCGCGCCGTAAAGGTTCGCGCCTCCAAGGTTCGCGCCTTCAAGGTTCGCGCCGTAAAGGTCCGCGCCTTCAAGGTTCGCGCCGTAAAGGTTCGCGCCTCTAAGGTTCGCGCCTCTAAGGCTCGCGCCGTAAAGGTCCGCGCCTTCAAGGTTCGCAAACGGCTTAACCTTTTCCTTAATCTCTGTCGGGGTCATGATGGTAGTCTCCTTCTAGTGGTTGCCAATGGGCAAGCGCAATGGCCTGCCCTGAGGTAACGACTAGTTGTCCGGCATAGCGTCTATCAACAGGTACAGCAGCGGGATGCCCAAGAGCAAGACCCCGATGATGCAGGCTGCCATGTTGCGAACGTCGCGCCACCATTGAGCGTGTAGTTGCTTCGAGGCTTCCTCACGGGCTGCCTTGCGCATTGCCGGGGTGTCGTGCTGGCGGTAGTCGTCTAGGTAGCGTAGTTCGGCCACTGTGTATTCCCTCCTTCTAGTGGTTATGTCGGCTAGTGGTTGCTGCAAGGCAAGCGCAATGGCCTGCCCTGAGGTAACGACTAATCGGCGCTATTGAATGCCTCAGAGAGCCATCTGTTAAAGGTCAGCTCATGGGCCATCTGTAAGCGCATGTCGGCCGGGATCACGTTGCGTAATACCGTCCGGGTGACCCCTGATGGCTTGTAGGTGATGTCCGCATAGCCATCCCCCGAGGCTGTGACCTTCCAGAGCTTGCTTTCAATGTTCATCATGCCAGAACCTCCCCAGTCCACATGTTGAACCGCATGCCGTCCTTGAAGGGAATAGCGAGGGCCTTCCAGTAGGTCTCTCCCCCGACGCTGGTCCGCACGTCAACGAACCATTCGCCCTTGCGCTGGAACACGCAGAACCGCAAGGCGAACTGGTTGGCGGCTTGGTTCATCTTGCGCTTGGTGGTGACCGTCTGCCAGCCCCCAGAGTTAAGCGTGACGATATCCCCCTCCCATGCCACAATGCGGGTGCGGACGTAGGTGACGGACCCCCGGTTGCCTTCACGTTCCCATGTGGTGCGGTAGGTGCTGAGTTTGTCAGAGCGTGCCATGTTGTCGTTCTCCTTGATGTCGGCCACGGCGGGATTGCCATTGTGTTAGCCGTCTAGTCTAGCGTGGTTAGTGTGGCGCTAGGGATGCCTCAGGGGATGGCCTGAGGTCACCGCAACGTCACTTGTCGTCATCTTCCTTAAGAGCTGACAAAGCGTCCACCACGTCGTTAATGCTATCTGCATTCATCACGTAGGCAAGCACCTCGTTATCTAAAAGGCCACTATCTGTGGCCATGCGGAAGGCTGCCAACAGTTCATCAAGAGCTTCGCGCTTATCCGGGGTCAGCGTGGTCATAGCTCAGTAACCCTGCCATTCGCGGATAGGCGCAAGGTCTACCACGTTGCCAACAACAGGGAACACGTAAGGCACCTCCTCCCATATGTCATCCATGTTGACAGCCTCGAAGTCCGCAAAGGTGCGCCGGGTGTCTGCCTGCCAGTCCTTCACCAAGATACCATCGGGCGTCATGATGGGGCTATGGCCGTGGCGCTCAAGGAACATGAGGGCTTGCGCGACGGTGACCGGGTGGCGCATGGGCGGAAGGATGGTAGGCGTGGTGGTGAGCATTGCGGCTTGCATGGTGGTCTCTCCTAGTTGGTGGTGGCGTTAAGGATGCCTCATGGTGGTCATGAGGTCACCTTAAAGTCACTTGCGCCTGTACGGTTCCGTAAGGAAGTGACCTAGCGGCCACGTTGGGTTTGTCGAGTAGCATGCACCAAGGCGTGGCGAATGGGGATTGCCTTCCTCGCCGGGGAATAGAGTGTTAGCGTACCACTCCGCATCGCTGGCATACTGCGGGGCATAGTGCGTACCGTTTGGCATAGGCTTTGCGGCCCATGCTGGCACGTGCTCCATGGTGAAGCGGTGGACGTACTCGCGCTTGGCTTGCTCTATGGTAGGGCGCTTGGTCTTGGTGGTCATGGTGGTGTCTCTCCTTCTAGGTTAAAGCCAGTTGCGGCCGCGCTTTGGGTCTACACCATAGGCCCGCATACAGGCTTGCTTAAGGTCTCGCATGGTGTCGCCCTGCTCACGGCTGAATATGGGGCTGACCTGTATGCCAGCATCGCCGGACACAAGGTAGACGCACCAGCCATCAGTGCTAGACCCCCAAATCTCCACTGTGTGGGTCTTGGCTTCAAGGCATTCCTTGGTGGTGACGAACTTGCCACCCCAGTAGGTGCGGTCAGGCCAGCACACATTGGTGTATCGCTTGGTGTTGTCTCTCATGGGTCTATCCCTCAAAGTGACCTAGTGGTTTCGCCCTATAGCCTAGGGCATCATCAGGGGACCGGCATTAGGTCCCGACCTATTCGATTGTCAAAGAGCCTAGGCCCTAGGGACCTAGCCGCCTACCCTAGCTGGGTGGCTTGGCGCTAACCTTATGGTGATTTGCTAAGGTGGTCAATCCCGCCTCTCTAACTTTTTGCTAGACCCCGCATGCTAACCACCAAGTGCGGCCTTAGCACGGCCTATGTTGGGCCTGTTGCCTGCCTTGTCGTTGGTCATGGTGTTGGGCATGCGGTCCCCTTGCCCTGATGGTGACCCACGTACCTAGTGCTTAAAGTGACCAAGTAGCTAGGCCATTGAGGTGATCACTAGAGGGATGGTGAGGAGCATAGCGGGCTAGGTAGGGGCCATATGCTCGGCTAGATGGGCACAATGTCCCTACCTGAGGACATTTCCCGCCAAGGATATCAGCATGTTAGGCACTAAGGAGGGCGGCAAGGCACTCGACAAGGCCGGTAG